TCAAACCGTATTGCTGGATATTTTTGTCCATTTACCTCCCACCGACATGACATTCGCGGCCTCGTCCGCTGCAACTGTGAATGCATTTGAATTTGCGGCAGCATCTACGCTTATGGTATTCCGGCCATTAATAACGGTCATGCGAATTTCATGACCATTTTCTACAATCGGGTCCGGCATGGTGACGGTGATTGTTCCAGTCCCAACCCCCGAGTCTATCCGGAACCATACAGATCGGTTGAACAACTCAATAGCCGGTATTGCTCCAAGGTCAGCTATGGTAAAGGCGTTGCTGGCTTGGTCGCCGATAGGCTGAACGTGGCCGTTAAGCACTGTGACGTCCAGGTTCCTGGCCGGCGAGACCTTCGTTATCGTGCCCGAAAGCGGTCGACACTCCCGAATGCTGAAGTGTCGCTGCACGTTCATGCCCTGCCTGATATCGAATACGAAATCTGCGCTGTTAATCTCCCCGTAGTTAACCCCATCTACGGTCAGGTCGTACCCTTTTATCAAGCAAGGCCCGCCGGCTTTTTCGAATTTTAGACCGCTAACATGCAGGTGTCCGACGGCCCCGCCGGTATCGGAGTCAAAGGAAAGAGGACGGGTGGTGACGTTGGCGTAGGCGTTTTCTACATGCGCCACTTTGTATGACCCGAAGCACCGGACAATAGCGCTACCGCTGTCCTGATCAGCGGTTTCGGTGTCGTCGGTGTAGGTAATGCTGACGCTGGACACGCTCAGGAAATCTCCGTCTGTGTCGATGTAAACCGGGTTAACGTCAGCGTCGGTTATAGCGCCGATATAAGTCACATAAACGCCATCAATGTCCACAAGTGGCACGGGGTGATTGGCCCGTAGAGCATCATTGTAGCCTTGGCTGCTATTAGCCACACCTCTGGCGTTTGCGCTTGTCTTATATTTAACGTCACGCACGGTTGCCCCCGATCCAAACCCATTGTGCGCCACAACGACAACGGTTGACTTCGCGTTTTCTTCCCGCACTGTTTCGACCCGGTTCGTGCCGTATGTATCCGATATGTCAATCGCGTGCCGAGTGCTATCGCCAGATATGCGTTCAAAGTTTGCGTTTCGACATTTATAGGTAGTCGCACCGTACCCATTACCCGAGCCAATGTCTAACGGGTGCTCGGTTTTAAGGTCTTTGTGTTGCGTATGCGTGCAATTTTCCATCCTGAACGCATGACCTATGCTTCCTCTGGCCGTCATTTTCTCCATTCGCGGAGATTTAGCGCCAATTATGAAGACGGCCGGTAGGGTGACTGTGGGGTCGTCGTTTAGGTAAAAACCGTTTTCAACGGATGGCGCGACCAGGGGCGCGGCGAAATGCTCAAAGGTTATGGCGTTAGCGCCCTTGTGGGCGTCTAGGCAACCAACAACCGTCACAGTGGTGTTGAATCCGTCGTCCGTCGCGGACAAAACTTCTACGGTCTCAAAGTTAACGTCGCCTCCGGTCGCACGGGTTGCCCCGTCCCAAAGCGTCCCGATGCTTCCTCCTGCCATGTACGCAACGCCCGATACAGTAAACTCCGTCGCACCTGGCAGCAACGTTGCCTCCACGACGTTATATGTTGTGCTGACGGCCTCCATTCTAATCGCGGACGCATTACCATATGGAGTTAATGTTGCCCCGTTCAGGTCACACCGAAAAGATTTGGATTCAGAGGTGAAGTTGCCGGTGTAATTTTCGCCCGCCCCACTCCATCGAATAAGCGCGCCATCAGCAAGCACGGAAGTTGCACCATCGTATGCCGCCGTATTGTCGTCAACTGATGGGTCTGCGCCGAACCACTCAACATAGGCGGCGCCCTCCCATACGCGCTCTGCGTAATTTCCATTGCCCAAGCCCACATAAATGCCTTCCTGTGGATCACTCGGCGGGGTGCCGGACTTGACAACAAATGTACCAGACCGCCCACCTTCCTCAAGGCTGAACTGATAGCCAACAGGGACGTCATAGGTTTTCATGGTGGCGCGGCTGGTTACCGGAATTACTCTGGCATCATTCGGGTGCAACTGGAACTCGATTTCAGAAGACCCGATTATAATGGGGTCCTCAGTAACAACGCGGTATCGGTCGCCAGTAGAAGCCAAAGGAACAGCCGTTCCCTGCACTGCGTCCCGGTAGCCGTTGAAGTCTCTTGCCCTGCGCCACCCTGTAGCATGAGCAATATAGATTCCATTCTCGACAGCGTTGCTTTGATCCTTAACGAGCACTCGATTGCCGGCCACCAATGACCCCACCCATCCACCACCGGCCTGCACACCCAGCCCGTAAAGAGTAATGTCACCTTGTGTTATGGCTTGGACTGGCGCCTTAATGGCTACAGAGGTGGACAGGCCGGTGATGCGGTCAGTAACAGTAGATCCCATTGTGCAACCCTCAATAATCAGGCAGTAAAAAGCCCGCTCAATGGCGGGCTGTTCGTATGGTTCGGCTTATCGTTCGTTGGCAGGCCGACTAAACATCAGGCCGTCCAGAAGTTCTGCGGGGTTTTCGGGGTTTTCTTTTCCGTCCATCAGGTCGAACATATATTCCCCAGTGATCCACGTCTGACGCCCTGGCAGGTGACCCCAGTAGCTAGTTGCCAGCACAACCGACTTCACATCGCTGCGCTTTATCTCTTCGCCAGTGGCTGCCTTGTAAGGGATCTGAAGGGCTCTGGCTGTCTGCTCAAGACCGTCATAGGCCGGGGATGCGCCAAATCCAAACTGTGTAAGGGCCGCATTGGCCACGTCACGCACGCCGATCATGGTCTGGAACGGGTACAAAATGCTTTGCTGTGCAGCCCACTTTGCCCATTCTTCATCGTCATCGGGTCCGCGCATGGCAACAAGCTCGCCAAGGACTGCGGGTGCAATCCACAGGACAGCCATGCTGGCCGCAAACTTAGGCAAATTAATATTGCCAAGCTGAAGATCCTGACGCCTACGACGCAGCAGGTTGAACAGCGCCGAGAAGTACGAATAGAACATGGTGAAGGCGCGGAAGGCTTCATTGCCCCGCTGTATCCGGGCCAGGTCTTTCACGGCGCCAGAGGATTGCGATTCACGAACCGCTTGGTCTGCGTAGTCAATCGCGGCTGCCTCGTCACCTTTGGCGACATTGGGAACATGCCCTTCCATTGCCTTACGATAACCCCCGAGCCATGTCGGTACAGACACGCTCATGTCCAGCATTCCGGTCATCCAGAAGAAGGATTCGCGCACACCCTCCAACTTGCCCTCGCGCTCCAGCTTCCGAGCGTAATCCCTTACGTCCCGGTCAAAGTTTTTCTGCCGGTTTTTCATCGCCTCGGAGCGGTTAAACACGAACTCTACTTGCTTGGCCATTTTGTCCGGCCTACCGTAGAAGTCGCGCAATCCTTTCCAGGCCCACTTGGCGCCGATCTGATCGACCGACTGCAGATAACCGAGCGGCTGAACAATGGCCGTGGTGAACTTCCAGCCCATGTTCACAATGGTGCCGCCTGCCCGCATGTGGCTAACGACGCGCTCCCATGGCAGCGACGGCTGGCGTGTGTCGTTAGCAATGGCTTGCAGCCAGGGCCGCAGTTGTCGGTAGGCCTCCCGCCCTGCAGTACCTTCTATCGCATGCCGAACCCTTACATTGTTCAGAAGCCGATCAACATCAATGATGGCTCTTCGGTGCGTTGTGTCATGAATCACCTGGTAGATATGCTCACCAAGGACGGCAAGATCCAGGCGCACCTGCATACCGGCCGAGCCAACACGCTCGATGGTGTGGCCCTTCTTGGTGGCGGGCTTGAAGAAGTTATTCTCAAACAAGTCTTGCGTATTAACGCCTTCGTCTCTTTTGAACTGCAAGAAGCTGCTGCGCGGGTCATACTTCAGCGGATAGTAACCCCCTGGAAGAACCCCGAATGGAGTTTCAACCGGAGTGCGTTCAACTTTCTCTGGAGCCAGGCCAGTCAGGTCTTTCTGCAGTTGTGCAATCTGAGGCCAGAACGAATCCACCAAATCCCAGATTTCCTGAACCATCTTCCAGTCGGCTTCTGACAACTTATTCAGGGCCGCCCAGGCTTGTGATTGCGACCACCCGTAGCCTTCCAACACGGCTTGCCGGTTGCCCTCGTTACCCCAATTCAAAGCCAAGGCAATGATGTTGGCCTTGGTCATGGATGTGCCGACTTCTGGAATGTAGGTCTTTTTAGCAAACCATTGAGCTCGCTGCTCATCCTTGAACTCACCCATGATTTCAGTCAAGCGCTCCATTGCCTCGCCGGTCATCTTGTTCTCGGCGTTTTCGGCATCCGATAGTGGCTTGAACAAAGACTGCCATACCGGCCCCATAGACTCGTTGCCGTCCAGGTATTCAAGGATAAACTCCGGCTTGGCGTGAGCGGCCACGTATGTGTCGCCCCAGTCCTTCAGCTGCGAAATCTTGGTGCGGATAAATTGTGGCGGCTCACGCTTAATCTCATGATGCGCCTCAATGCTGCTAACAATGCTGTCAACGGTATCGCGGAACTCGCGCTTGAATTGGGACGACAGCAACTTATTCTTGGTGCGAGCCAAATGCTCAATAGAGGTCAGCGCATCACGGATGCCCTGCAATTCCTCAACCGAAATTTCCTTGTAGTTGACGGTCTGGGCCTGCTGAAGAACGGATTGCGGGATCTCAGGCTCAATGCCGTCTGCCTTCAACTCATCCACCCAGGACTGTAGCGACCGGCGCCGCGAAATCTGCTTCAGTGACACGCGACGGAATTCATACTGGTCAATAATGGCGTCTATTTGCTCAAGGTAGTCACTGCCGGCTTTGCCGATACGCTGGCGTGTCGCCTTCTTGCTGAAGCGCTTTACATATTCCAGCGTGCTTTCCGCTGTGTCCCGCGCCTCGGCTGCCTCGCGATACAGGTAATGATTCAGAAGTTGCCGTTGCTTGCTGATAAAGGCGGCATCAAAGTCATTGCTGGTCGCCTCCGAAAAGGCCTCGTTGGCCGCTCTCGCTTCGGCACGGCGGTACAGGTCAGGGCGAATGTCCTTTACTCGCTGGCCCTGGATCAATCGCTGGGCCGCTTGGCGCAACACATGCGCAGGCGTCATCTGCCTGCCCGCAAACCGGCTCTTGCTGTGGAGTTTCTTCATCTCCATCAGCATCCGGTCGGCTGCCTTGTCATTGTGGACGGCAGCAATGGCAGCCTCAGCAGCTTCGCCGCTCAGGTTGATGTCTGGGTAGCGCTCGCGCATACGGGCGTCAGCTTCCGCCTCGGCCAGTGCTTTCATGGGACGGGCATTGGCGAACGCCTGAATCATTTCGTCGCCAGAGCTAAAGCCATAAATGTCCGCCAGGATGTCGGGCGACACCCCAGCCTCGCGGCTGTATATGTATGGACCGCTGTAGAGCTTGTTGCCCGGCCCCGGGAGCCGCTTCAGGAAGTCGGTGCCATACTCGGCGGCCAATAGCTCTTTGCTCAACTTGACTGGCTGCAAGCCAGCTGGCAGATCAGAGCCATCCGGCATCTTTCCACTTTGCAGGTGGGCCAGTGCGCGATACACGCGATTACGCCCCACTTCAGCCATGACTTCTTCGTGGACGCTGGCGCGCTCTTTTTTGTACCAGTCTTGCTCGGTCTTTCGTAGATCCTTCATCTGGCGCGCAATCAGATCACTCTTGGCGGCCTCTCTGGCTTCTTCCACCAGATCCCGGTAATCGGCCCGCTCCTGATCCGTCCACTCCATGGCGGCCACGTCAGACAGGCTGTCATTCATTCCTGCCTCGCCCCGGGCGCGCTCAATTTCCTCGTCGGTCGCCAGAATGCGGTCCATTACGTTGCGGACCTCATCGGTAAGGTCCACGTTAAGAGCCTTCAGGCGCTTGTAAACAGCCAGCAACCATGCGCGGAAGCGAGCAAAGACAGACTGCAACTCCGGTGTCGGCGCCTTGCCTTCCATCAGGTAAGCCTCAAAGCCTCGAGCAAACTGCTCATGTTGCTCTACGCCGATCTGGTCGCGGGACTCGACCTCAAACCAATCAAGAATGGCCTGGTATTGTGCCTTCACCCGATCACTGGCGCCCTCGCGCTGCGACAAGTCGCCCAGCACCTCCAGAAAGAAGTGGCCGGACTCGTGCAGAAAGGTGGACAGGTCGGCCTTGGCTAGAAGCTCAATGTTGAAATTGCGGTTGGTGCGGTCGATTCGGATGACGCCGCGCTTGCTGCCAAGGTCTTGGCTTAGCTCAAGCTCCGATGCTTGCTGCGTGCCGCCATACACCACACTGTTAAGCGTTTCTTTAGCGGTGGCATTATCAACTTCAGCCAAGTCAATCCCCAGGCGGTCCAACTCTTCCTGCAGAGCCATCAAGTCGGTCGCCGTCTCTTGCAGCTTGGCGTCTTCACCGCCCTTGGTGTAAACCGGCTCGCCGCGCAATTCAGAATCCAGTGCGGCCAGCAGTTGGTTGGTGTCGCGGCTTTCGATGTACCCGGCCTCGGCGGCTCGCTCGGCAGCGGTAGACAAATCGAGGCCGCCATCGCTTACCAGTTTGCGCTGGAAGGCTTCACGGCTCTTGTCGGCATCCATGGCGGACAACTCGCCCGCGTAGTCCTGCACTCCGCCCTGCTCTCTCAGAAAGTCGGTTAGGCTGGCACCAAAGATGGATTGCTGGCTCGGCACGTCACCGGAACGCAGCCGATCCAGTAGCGGATCAAGGGCGTCCACGTTGTTATCCTGACGCTTCAGGATTTCCGGCATTTCCCGGGTGATCGCCAGGTTGTACTGCTGATACAGGTCGAACGCATCAACGTCTTCCGTTTGGCCCATCACATCAAAGAAGGCGCGATACAGGGAGGCGTTACGCTCAGCGGTTTGCTGGTCCATGCCACTGGCGAGCAACTGCCCCACCACATCATCAAAGACCTTCTGAGCACTCTGGCCAGCCTGGTCCTCGTCGTAGTTAATGATCGCCTCAAGGGTTGGCTTGGCCTGCTCATTCATCCACTGCTCGGCTTCGGTAGGGCTCATGCCGTCAGTTTTGGTGCGAGCGCGAGCAATGAAGTCTTCCGCCGCCTCAGTGGGCGCAATGACAGCCGCAAAATCTGCCACGGAAACCGCCACATCACCACCAGTCAATAGAGCCTCATGGTATTGCTGGCCCACCGACTCCATCTTCTGTGCGTACTCTTCCGGGTCCAGGCTCTTGGACTGGAACAGCTCTTGGAAATCTTTACCGCTGATGTAGATATCATCTACCGGGCCGGTCTTGCTTAGGCGGTCCAGCAGCTCTTTCAGGGCCTGTGGATCGCGCTGTTTCAGCTTTGTCTGGTTAGCCGCATCTTTAACCGCCGTCAGGTAGGCGCGGTCTTTCTTGGCGCGCCGGTAGCTGTTAGCGTTGTTGACCACGGATTCAAAGACGCGGCTGCCGCTAAAGGCCAGAACATCAGAGGTTGATCCAAAGGCGCCGCCGATAGCTTCCAGGGCGACTTCAGCGCGGTTAACCTCACCATCAGCAAGGAATTGCCCTGTCGCCTCACCGGCGCCTTCCTGAACCCCCTGAACGGGCATCTGTGAAAACAGGTTGATGGCCTCACGCTGTCGGGCGCTCAACGTTTTCCCGCCAAGACTGCGTGGCGCAAGAGTGCGTGAGGCAATCCCGGCGCCGACCATGTCCAGGGCGCTCACGCCCAAAGCCTTAAATTCTGCCCGCCGTTGAGCTTCTTCCAGGATGGAGGGGTCAGTCATCGCGGCAATAATCTGGTCCGGATCGGACGTATCCACGCCCGCTTCTCTCAGGGCGCTGATAAGGCCAAGCCCGCGCTCCGTGCCATACGATGCGGCCCCCGCCCCGATGCTTGCCGGCAAGGAGCCAGAGAAAGAGGCGGCCGCACCTACAATCAGTGTGGGGATGGACGTGATCAGGGATTCGGTGGTCACCCTGGGGATAATCCCGGGGTCGTCGGCTATGGCGCTCAGTACGCCGCTGAAGGTGCCTTCGCGTGACGCCTCTGCCAGCCGTGGGTCTGCCGGGACCGTGGCGCGCTCACCCTCCTGTTCTGCAATTTCGCTTGCCGAAGATTCTATTTGCTCTAACGACATGGCGCGCAATTCGGCACGGTCTTCCGGATCCGCGCCGATGTACCTCAGCAAATCCGCCTTCAGGGCGGTGCCCGCCAAAGATCGGTCGTTCTCGCGAACATACGCCAGCGCCGCCGATGGCTCGCTCTGGGACAACAACTGATCAATGCGGTCGAACTCGGCAATCCGATTTATTCCTGGGGCCGCCTCGACAGAGGATGCAGCCTGGCGCACGTTGAGCGAGCCAGTCTTTACGCTGCCCATGAGCTTGTCGAGGAAGTCCTGCTCGTACCAGGCCTTGTTATTAACCGCGTCGTCCATGGCCTTAATGTTGGCCAGATCATCCTGGGAAATGTCGAGATTGTACTTTTCAGTCAACCATTCCTGCCCGGGCTGAGACAGGCTTGCCACCTGCGCCCCAATTTCCCGCTGCTTGACCCGATGCTCCACATCCCCTTTGTGATTCCTCACTACTTCAGGGGATAGACCGGTGCTGCGAGATATGCCTAGAATGGAGGCAACTTCATCAGGCGGATTGCCTAGTGAGCGCTTGATGGCACGGTTCAGCAGCAGGTCTCGCTTCTGATCAAACTGTTTGGCTGTGTCTTCGTAGGGATTTGCAGGGGCATTGCTGGAAGGCGCGTCGGCAGGAGATACATCACTCTGCTCTGGCGTATTTTCAAGAGACACGTCCGAATAAGGATTCATGCGTTCGGGCACCATCAAGGAGAAAGGAATGTCATTTATTTCGGTGGTTCTCGCCTACTTTGTCGCCATGTGGATGGCCGGTAACATACGTACCAAGTGGCTGGCCTTTGCGGGCTGTCCGTTGGCCGCCTTTGCTATCACAATGGCTCAAGGCGTTTTAGCCTGGGTCTTTACTGGGGGCGGCACTGTGGCTCCGCTCTATCTGATCAAGGCGGCCATATTGACAACTGTGTTTCTCGCGGTATTTCTCGCCTTTGGCTACTGGCGCGTCAGTCGTCAGAAGGCGCGGAGCGAAGGTCGTTCTTCGTCATGTAATACCGCACAATCAGGTCCTCAGTAGGGGCTTGCCCACGACTGACAATAACCTCTTCAATCTGGCGGCGGTCTTTCTCAGGCACATCGTCAATGTCTCCCGAGAAATACCAATCCGGCGAGCTTTCCGCCTCAAAGAGCGGCATGCTGCGGTCGCGCCCCATGAAGCCGGAATCCGGCAGGGTGACCTCAATGGTCAGGCGGTCCACTATGTTGCGGAATTCATCAGGAGCAATCGTCTTGCCCGGGTTGTTCTGCTGCCAGAGCGCCAGGTGATTCTCCACGGCGCCACGGAAGTCGGAAGCCTGCTTGGCCGAATCCGGGTCAGCGCTCTTGCCATACTCAATGCCCATTGTCGTCAGGGCATCATTGACAACACCGTTCTTGGTCTGCAGCCAGCTATCCTTGCCGGCTGAACTTCCCGCCTCGTCCAGCTCCCGCTGCCAGGACATAACCTGCTTGACTTCCGCCTTGCCCAGTTTGCCAAGGTACTTGGAAAGATCTTCTTGCAGGAATTGACCGGGGTTGTTGGCCTTCATCTGGGACAACTCGTAATACGCATTCCAGTCGGTATCGATATCCTCGCTGCCTTTCTTGGCGTAGGCCCGGAAACTTGAGCGCTCAGAGACCGACAGCGAGCTCCAGATTTCTGCCGGTACGCCATCGACCGTGCCGAACTCATCAATGTAATCGGCCACCTGGCGCATCAGCCCTGCGCGCTCGGTCTTGGCAAAGGTCGCCCGCTCATCCAGGCGCGCCTTTACGCGAGACACCACTTCATCCCGCAGGGCGGCATCTTCGATCTGGCGCGCTTGGCGAATGGTTTGTTCGGCATCCAAGCCAAGGCTCATCAGGCTATCGGCAGAAGCCTGCGAGCGCACCCGCAGGGTTTCGGTTTCCAGCAGGTTCTGGGTCTTCTCCCGGGCTGCCGCCGTCATCTGGTCTTTGTTCTGTTCAAAGTAGGCCGCCGCCGCTTCCGGATCGGTGTCAATCATGGCGCCAATCTGCCGCCCATGGAACGTGGTCATGGTTTCCAGCGTCTTGGCTTCAGTGACCTCCGGCGACCAACCTTGCGTTTTCGCCAGGAGATTAAGAGCGTCAGTAACTTCTTCACGGCTCTGCTTGTTGATCTCGGCATTACCCGGCATGGTCGCTGCCCGCTCAGTGGCGGTGTTCATTCGTGCGCCCAGGGTATTGGCGAAAGAGGCCTTGCGTTGCCTGGTTTCGTGTTGAGCCACCCCATTAAGCACAGATGAGCGCTGGCGATTCAGCATCTCCTGGAAGGCGCGTTGTTGGTCCGGGTTTTCCAGGTCCGACAAGTGCCGGTTGCCGGTTTCCTCCCACCACTGCTCAGTGGTCTGCAAGGCGCCCTTGGCATTGTCACCGGCACGATTCAGAACCGCATCATCACCTTCCACCAGAAACTGGCGCTGCTGGTCCTCAAACGATGTCATGGCCTTGGATACCTGTTCGATGTCGTCAAGGCGCTTAAACTCCATGGCGGTGTCCGCCACCTGCTTACCAAGCTGTCCAGCGGCCTGCTCAACCTGGCCTGTCTGAATGCGGGTTACGCCCTGCCTGGATTGCGGGATTGGGCGCGCACCAAGGGAGCGACTATCAGGCAACGTAGGCAATGTGATTCTCCAATTGTGAAATCAGGGGCATTACATGCCGCCCTTGCCCGCACGAACGTTATAGTTGGTGCGATCTGAAGTGCCGAACGAAGTGCTTGTGCCTCCAGCCGACGCACCCCCGCCGCCGTATTTCTGTAGCAGCGTACTGCCACTGCTCAATAAGGTGCCGGCTGCATTCAGTTGAGAGGCTTTCTTCTTGGCCTTGCCTTCGTAAATCGCGCCCTCGGCCTGCGCCTCCATACCTTGTGCGGCACTTTCGCCTTCATAGAGGCGACTAAGGGCTCGGTATTCGCCTTCAGCAGCAATGTCGGCAGTCAAATCTTCCATGGTGGCGTCGGAGGCGCTGGCCCCTGAAGCGGCAGAAACCGCCCGGAGTCGCGATTGCGCCAGGCGCTCGTTGCGTTTTTCCTCGCTGGCCGCTCTCTGAGAGGTGGCGCGAGCATTGCCGGCATTGCGGCGGAGTTGGCTGGCCTCGTAATTCGCAGCATCTTCGGCGGCTTCGCCAGCGGCAAGCGTGGAAGACGCAGAAACCAGACTGCCAGCAACGAACAGGGGAACGGCTACGCTTGCCATTGATATACGTCTCCATCAGAACAAGTGCCTACGAAGGAAAACCCGAGGCGCGAAAGAAATCGTGGGGCGGTCGGCTCATCCGGGTCTGCTACAGCCAGCACCGGAGTTCTGTAGCGCTTGGCTTGCTCCATGATAAAAGCCGACGCGCGCCATATTTCCTTCTTGTGAGCCCGGATCGCCGGCTTCAGATCAGAAAACAGGGTGATGTACTGGCCGTGGAACAAGAAGCCCGCCACACCAGAAGGCTTGCCGTCCAGTAGCCCCACCCAGGCTCGCTGAGAGTTCGCTGGCGCCGAGCCGTAATACTCGGTCAGCAGGGCGCGTGTCGCCGGAACGATCTCAAGCTTTGTCATTGGTATCCATGCTGATCACCGCCGCCAAAATCGTGCAAGGACGAGGGGCCTGGGCCTGCAAACACAGGCGCGAATCCGTATCCCATGTGCCGGAGAACTCAAAGCTGTCCCGGTCAAACGCCTCCCACACCGTGTCATCAGGCGTGACAGCCCCCATCTCCATAGCGGGCAAGTCATCCAGGCGGTCGAAATCCGGCCCGTACCGCAAGCCCTGATAGTGGGTGTTCGCCAAGACAAGCCCCAGGGCATTGATACGCTTGCGCATAGTTAGAGCGGTGCCCATGGCGGCGCCATAGGCCAATTTCGTTGTCTTTCTTTTGGCGGTATAGGTGAGTCCTACAACTGCACTCTGAACGGCGGAGGACAAAGTTATCGAGCCCCCCGAGACGGTCTTGGCGCCAAGGTCTTTCCCGTCACCCCAGATCACGACAGACTCGCCCTCAAGATGATCCAGCCCCGATATGGAGGACGTGGCCGCCCCGGAGTAGGCAACAAACGAGTCCGCCTGCTTGTTAATTTGCCCGCCCTGGCACTCGGACTCTCTTGCCCACCGCTCAAAATAGCGGACCTCGTTGCCATTAACGGTACGCTTAACCAGGTAATACACCTGATCCTCATCTTGCCCGGGTAGCACAACAACATCCTCAACGTCGCCCGATGTCTCAAACTTGAGCCAGCAAATGACGTTTTCCGCCGAATCGTAGATCAGGATCGCAACTGTGCCATCAGCCAGAACGCAATGAACGCGCGTGTCGGGCTGGCGCTGCACAGCCATTCGGGATACGCCAGGGCTGCACACTTCAGGCACAAGCGTGGTCATATCCATACTGCCGTAATCATAAGTTTTCGGCTTGAAGTCCATTTCGTAGATGCGCAGGCCGGAACGCTGAACAAACAGCCCTTTGTGATCCACGAGCACCGCCGCGACTCGGGCGGAGCCTTGCGTGGAAATGGTCTTTAAGTTGAAGTTGGTAGGCGTTAGCGGCTCGTCCAGGGAGTTGGAGCGGGCCGACTTTTCAGACCCCTCCGTGCCAACCAGCAATCGCTGGCAAGGCAGCAGCCAGTTAATGACGTCAACCGGACCGGAGCCAATAGCTCGCGAGATGGGGGCCGCATCACCTTCGGTCTGATCGTCGAAGTCTTCATAAGCATCCGACTCTGAGCCCCAGATATTGTCACCACCCGCCCACCACAGGCGACCTTCGTATAAGGCAACTGCCGATGGCCAGCCCCGAAGGTCGGACCACGCGCCCTCTTCCCAGTCTGATGTAGCTTCATCGCCCCCCAGGTCCTCAAGAACAACCGCGTCAGCTTCAGTGCCAGAGGTGATGCCGGTCAAGCGGACAACGCCATTAGAGGTGCCGCCCGCGAACGACGCAGAAACGGACGCAGTGCCGGAGGTATACTCGCCCGTTTTAAACCCGATGCGATAGAACATCACCTGGTTATCAAAACCGTCATTGAAGTTTTCTGTCGTTCCGGAAGTCCACGACTTCACGTCAGTCCAGGACCCAGGCTCAGCCGGAGATCTCTGGAGTCTCAGGGTGCCGCTAAAGGTTCCCGAGATACTGATGGTCAGACGGCGAGAGCTCCCGATGCCGGTTACGCGCACAGGGTCCGTGAACGAGTCTGCCGAAGACAGGTCCTCTTCAACCTGCTGTCCAGCCGCTGTCAGGCGGAAAAGTGCGCCATCGTGCCCAGCCTCAAAGAAGTCGGACGAGGCTGTTACTGTGATATCCCCGGAAAGAGCGCTCGGCTCCAGTGTGATTGGGCCAAGGTTGATGCCCCGAAACGGGCCGTCTTCTGGCTCGTAGGCGACGATAGACCATGAAGTATCTGATCGCCTTTCAATTCGATGCTGCTGGTAGCCGCTGCAGGCCACGAAGATCACGTCGCCGGATTGGTCGTACCTGAGCGCCCCAAGGTCATTCTCCGCCCAGGGAGACGGCAACTCCATGACGCCCGCAAACTCAACGGCCACCGAGTCCACAAGAACGCTGTGCTTTCTGGAGCTTGCAAAGTGGACGAAGAACGTTCCGGAGGGCGTGAACGTAAGGCTGTGGGTGCCGGTTTTCAGTGTTGCGCTAATGTAGGTGTCATCACCAGCCGACGTGCCGACAGAGAGCGTGACGGGGCCTCTCTCGACTACGATCCTTAAAGCATGCTCGATCCCGGCGCTGGACGTTGATACTGACTGATACCGGATGGCCGAGTTAGTGCCGTTGCCCTGCAATGACAGATAGCCGCCAGTCACCCACTGGGAGGTGGCGTTTGCGCCATCGTCATCGGTCCATCCCGTCAAGTCCGAATCGAACCCTCCGTTAGTGATGGACGAGGACACGGAAGGCCGGGCTACCAGAGCCTCACCACCCCAAACCCTCAAAGCAGACTCGCTCACTTCAACCAGGGCCGTCTGGCTCGTTGAGAACACAAACGGGATGCCTTTGGCTTTCGCGTTGCTTTTTGTGGCCCACCGATATTCCAGTCCGGGGCGCAGCATCGTGGAGCCCAGCACCCGAGTCATCCAGTTAACGTCAATCTCAGATGACAGAGCTGTGCGCTCAAGGTCAATGCGGCCTAGCGCCAGAGGGCTGATAAGCCCGCGGTTAAAGGCAAGGATCTGCTGATTAAGTTTTGGCATCAGTTATAAAAGCTCGACCGGTTTCCGCGATCACGCCCAACGCGAGAGCTTCGGGAGCGCGTCCAACTTCCAGGGGGCATAAACTTCGTCGCCTCTTCCATGGCATCCTTGGAGCGGGCATCAATCAGGGCGCGCTTGGCGCGCTTCATCAATTGTTCCTGCTTGGATGCGTTCTGGGTCAGGCGCTCACAAACCAATGAGGCCAGGTACAGCTCCACCCAGCGCGTGAACTTTTTCGGCCACAAGGAGTAGTCCTGGCCAAAGGCGTTATCATTAGAGACATACTTGATGTACATCTCTTGCAAGTCGCAAAACCAATACTCACCCTCTGTGGTGTAGTTGAGTTCTGGTGTGCTGAAATATTCATCCGTGCACACGGCTACGGTTCGGACGTGGTCGTTCGGTACGTCAAAAGCGTACCGATATCCGAAAGGTGGCTCTACAGAAGGCGAGTAGGTGATTTTGATAGCCCGGGTGGCAAAGTTCCAAAACCCTTCTTCCAGGCAGGTATCCACAAAATCGTCATCCCATACGCCATCCAGGACGCGGCGAGGCTCACGGTTCTCTGTCAGGCTCGCCAATTCGCGCTCACCAATATGGCGCAGCGCGGCGTTGTAGATGCTCAACTGGGAAGTCATGCGGCCATGGCCTTGATGTGGCTTTGCAGATAGGCTTGCGCCCCATCTTTGGTCATGCCGTCTTTAATCACCTCGCCATCGCTGACGCGCTCAACGCGCCACTTGGCATGAGGGCCGGCAAACTTGAGCTTGAACTCGGCGTCATCTTCAGGCTCGTCAACTTTGGCCAATGCGTATTCGCGCAGAACATGAACCTTGGCAGCGGCGCGAGAGGTGGACTGCACCAGCAGTTCCGCCCAGAACGAACCGTCTTCCGGGTACACATGAACCAGGTCGCCCGGCTTGAATTGTGGAGCCACATGCGCCCAGAACTCCGGATGCTTCAGGTCGTCTACCGTGACGCCATGCTCCGGCGTTGCCACGTAGATGGTGCGCATGAAGGATTCTTCTTTCATGCGGGTGCCGCTCAACTTGCGGGCGGTCGCCTTGTCGTCGCTCATGGATTACCTCGGAAACTGTTGTGAAAAGAAGGTGATTGCCGTCCCTGGCAATCGGATACCGTTAGTCGGTATCGGTAGCGCTGATGGCGGTGCCATCGGTCAGGTCGGCAGAGCCATTGGCATTGATGGCCGCGACAATGCACAGAGAGGCGGTGCCGCCGTCGCTGTCGATCACGGTCACAATGTCGTTGGCCTGCATGCCCAGGTCTTCGGCGTTGGTGATGTAGCCGTCAACACGAACCGCCGTCACGGCGTCGGTTGACACGTATTCCCAGAAGCGCGTACCCGCAATAGCTTGCGTAATCAGGCGCGGAGGGTTGGAAGTTGCGTATGCCATGCTTAAGTCCTCTTTGAATCAATGGCTGCGGCGCCCCGAAAGACGCCGCAGGCTCAACGATTAGCTGGCTGCGAATGCAGAGCCATCGTGATTGATGACAACCACGCCGCTGTTTTGCAGCAGCTTGGAACCCATGTACATGGAGCAGCGAGCGTAAGAGTAATCCTGCTCATCGTCGTAACCAACGGCGTTGCCCATGCCCTCAACGTCAGCGGCATGGCCAATGGCGGTTTTGTGGTACATGAAGCACTTCTCAGCGTTGGTGCCAGCACCAGGCAGACGCGGGTGAACAATCCACTTCACGCCGTTCCAGTCGTAGTAGCCCTGCATCATCTGGCGGGCAGAGCTGCCGTCCAGCTTGCGATCCGTCACATAGTCGGCAGAGTTAAACTCTTTGACCTGCTGCAGATAGCCCAAGAACGCCGGGGTGACCAGGGCAAAGATGTTGCCGTCATACGGAACCTCGTTGTTGCCCAGAATGGTCAGCGCTTTCATCGCCAGTGACAGGGAGCCGGTAGCGGCAGAGCCGGTATCAACCGTGCCGGTGTTCAGCTCAGTGATGATTTCCTGATCAACCTTGCGATTGACCACGCCCATAGTGGTCTGCTGCATGATGCGGCGACCGTCGCCTTGTGAAGCGAAGATGTTGTACTTGGTCTTGCGAACCAGGTCATGCCATTCGTTCAGAGTGGCGGTGTACTGGTTCAGGTTATCGGCGCGAGCCGGAATAAGGCCGTTGACGCCTCGGGTGCTGGCTTCGGCGTTGCCGGAGTCTGCAACCAGGAAGACGGCTTCGTTGCCTTTAATGGTGGCCTCGGTGGTGACGGTGTCACGCACAAGGGACTGGGTTTGTTCGAATCCGGCAATGAATTCCTGCCGGTACTGTTTCTGGAAAGCTGTGTCAGCCATGATGTTTACCTCATCGGATTACGGTTTGGGTCATGTGTTCCGCCGTACCGACTCGGGTTGTCCTGAATTCAGGCAGTACCGGGTTGTCCACGCCGAGGCATGGGGCCGATTGCGGGAGTCAGGGGCCGTTCGTAAGCGGGTATTACAGGGAATTGCCGGGGCCTTGCGGGTTATCCGGCGGGGTTAGGACAAGCGCTCTTGAGCCTGAAGCAGCTCGTTGTAGCGCGCCTGCATCTTCGGATCTTTCCAATACTTGTCGGGCTCAGTGCGCATGGTGGTTTCGATGCTCGAAATCTCATCCTGCACAGCGCTGGCCTGATTGGCGCCAGCGCCCGGGACAACTGTTGCCACCGGGTTGATCTGCCGCGCCAGGCCGGAGAGCCATTTCAGGGTTTCCGGATCGTTGCCCACCACTTTGCCGTCAGCGGTGCGACCGCCAAGCAAGCGTTCTTCAATACCTTCCGGGGCGGTGCTCAGAAGGTTCTTGATCTGATTGATGTTCTGCTTGTACTCGCCGCCCCATTCTTCACGCAGGAACTGTTGAGCCTCAGCCTGGAAGTCCGCGTCAGCTTCCGCCATCGCTTCCTTTTGCTGCTCGATATTCTGGTAATGCCACGCCACAACCTTCTGCACCATTTCGTTGGGCATGTTGGATTCGTGGGCTTCTTTCAGGAACTCATCAAGGAACGGCTTGTCGTCATCGCCGACCACCAGACCGTCTACATCGAGGTCGTAGCCGTCCGGGCCTTCCGGTATCCCGTTCTGCTCGCGCCACTGCTTGACCTCTTCCTCGGTCGCGTTTTCATCCAGCGCCTGCTTGAACTCACCGGAGGACATTTTCTTTTCGAGGTTCTGCGCCCACTTCACCACGTCGTTAACCGAGCTGAAGCGCTCCAACTTCTTCAGGGTTTTCTCATCACCCCCGGCCAGCTTGGTGCGCCAGTCATCCGGCCAGTCTTGTGGGGCGGCGGCAGGCTCTGAAGGATCTCCGCCATCACCATCCAGAAGATTGCCTTTAGCTGGCTCAGTCGGCTCGCTAGCAGGCTCGGCAGCCGGCTCGTTGGTCGGCTCAGTTGTCGCAGGATCGGTTACCGGTTCAGTGACTGGTTCGGCTTCAGTAGTCATGGATCACCTTTGTTCGGGCACAAAAAAACCCGCTCGGCGGCGGGCTTTGCGTTCTGGTTGGTTCAGGATTTGGCTTGCTTGATCGCGGCCAGGTTAATGTTCAGCATTTTGACCAATTGCAAGCCGGCAAATCGCCGGCCCTCAGCAAACACGGTTTCCCGGTCACTCTCTGGCCGGTATGAAAGATCGTAAGTCAGGCAGACTTTGTTGATCATGAAATCCAGTGCGCGCCTCTGCATCTCTGGGGTGGCTTCGCCAGAGGCCAGGGACTGAATGGCTCTTACGTCAGGTGGCTCCCACTGGGGCGGAAGATGCGCGGCTGAGGGGCTGGACTTACTCATGACAAGCGCTCCGTGGCCTCAGCGATAGCAACGCCGGCCTTCCCGGCCTGCTCGCCCACCTCGGCTGTCGCTGCAACGTCTTGCGCCATCTTTTCGGCTTGCTGGGATTGTTGCATTTGCATGGCCAGCTTTTCAGCGGCCTCTTCTGTGCGCATCCATTTAGCTGGAACTCCAATGCCCTCCAGGGCGTCACGCAAGGCAATATTGGTATCGACTTGCACCGTGGCAGCAGGGTCCATCTGCGCAGCCGTAGCGAGCATCTGACTGGCTTCTGCAAAGCGCGCGCCCTTCTCGCGGTCTACAGCTTCTTGCAGTGGCGACTGGAACTTGAACTGAACATCGGCGCCGCGCAGAGAATCCGGAATATCATCTTCGGCCCCAAAGGCGCCGGCTCGCATCAGAATGTCAAAGGTTAGTTCGCACAAGCCGCCGTTATACTCGTATTCCATCGGCTGGAAGATCGGCAAGGCCTGGCGGATGTATTCCTGTACCCGCTGCGAAACCTCCGTGGCGGTCATGTCGCCGGAGTTCATTGGCAAGGTCAGCTTGTTCAGGTAAAAGGCCTCAGCGATCATCTGCCGGGTATCCTGCTGCATCTCCATGCCAAGCGGAATGCCGTTCTTGTCCTGAGTCAAAGGCCGCAACACTTCGCCCAAGCGCTCATCGTATTCGCTGTCTACCCAGGTGATGCCGCCCGCATAAATGCTTACATCGGAGCGAATAGCCTCCTGAACAGCCAGCATGGGCGGGTTGGTGGCCTTCTCTCCCGCCTCCAGCAGCACCCGAGACATCGCCTGAATCAAGCGAGCATCCGGTAAAGCGGTCACTGTGGCAGGTGAATAAGCGTACTGAGAGCCAGAAACGGTCTGCCACCGAGGAATCACGTACATTCGGTTAAACAGCCCGACCTCTTCCATGATGTGGGCGTTGTCCACGTCCAGATACACAGACACAAACGGGGTGTTCCATTTCTTTCCGGCCGGCGACTGGTAGTGCTCGGAAGGGATCAGGACGTGCCGGCACTGAATCTCGCAGTGCGGCTCTTTCTCAAGCCGCTCTTTGACTTTATCGCTAAGGTTTCTTTCGCCGAATATGGCAGCCAAATCCCGGGCCCGCGGCTTCCACTTGCGGTGAACCTCGGACACTTCGCCCTCGGCATCTTCTGCCCAGGCAACATCCCGAAGGTGCCAGCACCGGTATAACAGGCCGTCAGCGTTACGGTTAAGCTCAACGGAGATTACGCATTGCCCAAAGGCGGCAAAGTCATGATCGCCTTCTTTGGTGGCCCGCACAAACCGGCTCTTGCGGTCGTACATGGCCCGGCGCTGAACACCTCCGGCCCACTCCATCCATCGGCGGGCGCGGTTGTCTTCCCGGGCCTCTTCTTCTGCTCTCAAGCTGAACCAGTCATCCCGGCGCAGCATGGATGCAAATGAATTGCCCAGATCGCGGCGAGCCATCACCGGGTAGCTGGTCATCAGGTTATCGGCAAACTCGCTACCAACGTTCCGAACAACCGTGAAGTCAGCGCGCTCCGGATAGAAGTTGTCGGCAATCTCTTGCCACAACGACAGCAAAGAGGTGCGCTTCTCGAACAGGTAGTCGCCCTGTTTGATCAGATCTTTCGCGCGCTGATCCATTTAACCGCCCAACTTGTCGGAGGATGACAGGATGGTGCTTCTGCGCCCCGACCGCTGACGCTGGCGAGCGACGGCGGCCTTGCGATTCTTCATTAGCGTGGCTTCGTCGGCGTCCGGCATGACAACCTCGTTTTCCGCGACATTCTCGTTCAACTCTGGCATGTCCGGGGTCATCACCTTGGCAACTTCCTCCGATGCTTTCTTTCCGCCTTTCTCAGAGGCAGACCAGAACGGGTTGATCGCCGTCTTTACAATGTCTTTGGCTTTACTCATTACCTTCTCCTGGCTGTTTGGTGGCCCATGACGACCTGCGGGGCTCGACCGGTCATGCCGCCCACTCGGTTTTTCCATTGCTTGTGATCGCTGGCCATGCGCCCGCCTTCTGACCAGCACATGGTCAGCGCGTCCCCATAGTCGGTGGAGCGGCCCAGGCGCTTTATCAGGTCTTTCTTCGGCTCCATGACGATGCCCTGCTTCACCACCTGGTAAGTGGGGGCTGTCAGGTCCGACAACAGCCGGCTATCTGGAGGCAGGGCTATAGATGACCCGCCAGGCTGAGCCGGATCTAACGCCTCCCGCAACTGCCACCAGACTTGCGTGCGGCGATTGGAGAAGCGAAGTTGGTTATCCTTGGTCCGGCGCCGGGATTCCTCGGCGCCCTTATAGGACGCCACCGGTATGCCGTTTTCCTTGAGGTGCTTGTAAACTGTGCCGCCGTAGCCGCCGCCGCAGTCCACTACTACAATCGGGTTATCGCGACGATTGGCGATGACTACGCCAGACACGTCGGTGCCGAGGGGCGTTTCTTTTCCGGGGATTACGATGGCCTCCGAGAACCAGCCATCGTGCCGGGTGAAGATCACGTTGTTGTCGTCGCCACCTTGAGCCACGTCAACACCCATCCCGCACATAGGGATGCCTTCGGGGGGCTTCGCAGTCCAGCGCTCTTGCGCCTCCAGAACCCACTCGGTTGGAATCATTTGCCAGGGATTATCTTTGATCCCAGCATCGAAGCGACCATCCCGGTAGGCGTCTCGCAATTCTTTTGGCAGTGCATCCAGGACACGCTCATATTCGCCGTCCGCGCACAGATCCGGGTTGTCCGACAGCTTGGCCGGGATAAAGGTTCGCGACTTGGCGTAAACATCCTTGCCGTCAATTGAATGAGGGCCCTGTCCATCCACTTCAACTTCCCGGCCTGTCTCGTCCCGGACGTAGTAGCGCAACTCGCCATATTTCGCCGGATTGGGATGCTTTGGGTCCAGCCATGCCGCCCAATGCTCGATTACCCATAGACCTTCTGCCGTGGTTGGAGGGTTGCCGGTTGCTACGACGCGACACCGTTGCCCGGTTGTCGTTGACCGGTTCCAGATGGTGATAAATTCATATTGGCTTTTCAGGAAGTCGGTCACCTCATCGAACACGATCAGGTCGTGTGGGTCACCCTTATACCGCTGCTTGTCCACTTCCATTTCGCAGCCGCCGAACTCAACACTTTGATTTCCCTGCTTCCACTTCAGGTCGGTGCCGTTCCATCCGGAGCGATCACCATCAAAGATCTTTCCGAGCAATTCGGATTCGGCGAGCTTCTTGGCGTCCTTGTTGATCCGTCTCAGAATCAAGGAGCGCTGATGCTCGGTAACTGCCAGCCCGCAAGCGAGGGCCGACTTGCCTCCGCCTGCCTGGCCGCCGTAGAACAACTCATCGGCTTCACAAAAAAAGGCCTCGGATTGAGGCCCCGGGTTTGGCACCCATAGCTGTTCTTTCGTGCCTTCAATGGCTAGCTTCTTGATCTCTTCCTGCTCTTCCTCTGGCAATCCCTGTATCCGTTGCAGGATTGCGTCAAGGTCGCTCATTTTCCTTTGGCCGCCTTGGTCAACAGAAACGCCATGCGCCTGGCCACTTCATTGTCAGAGAGCTCTTTCGTCTCAATTGGGCCACCGTCTTTGCCGGTGTGCTCAATGCGTTCTTTGAACATGCCGATGTGCTTGCCCATATCCACCAGGGCGGGGCGCTTGTCGGCCAACTTCAGCTTAAGCACCTGGCCGATGCCCTCTTCTGAATTGCCGATGCTGACCGTATCAAGGCCCGTAATTGCCCTGGCTGCGCGCTCATCCAGTTCCGTGATGGACTTTGGCGAGCCGTCAGCGTTAAAGAAGTCCTGGGGATTGTAGAAGCCGAGGCAGGCCAACTCGTTCATGATTCGTTCTTGCGTAATGTCCGCTCGCATCAGGACGCGCTGGTTGTGCTCTTCAAGCAACTCCTGAACCATGGGATCGTTAAGCCATCGGCTGCCCATGGCGTTGGCCGTTTTCCGGCTTGCCTTTGGGTGCAGTGCCATGTAGCACTCGGTTGCATTGCCGATCTGCTTGTCATTGCCAGCCCGGTACAACGAAGAAAAGGCAACAGCTGCCGTTCTATCAAGCCCTTTACGATTGGGTTTTTTCTTGAACTCCTTGTCGGTCATGGGGTTACTGCAACTCGACGTAATTCACGTTGGCGTCCGTGGAGTCCTCGCGAATGATCGCAAGGTGTGTAGCGCCAGACGGAATGCGCAATACGTCCGTCATGCCGTCCTGCATCTGAATGCCGGTGCTTGCGGTGACGGTTACGGCGTCGTCACCAAACTTAACGCGAGCATTCGCGCCTGAAACGGACAACCGAACCGCCTGTGCCCGATCACTGAACGGACCAATGCGGCTGCTTGATGTTGCTGCAGTTGCGTCAGCCCCTGCCGAAATGGGTAGAACACCTCTGTCGTATACTGGTGTCTGCGTAAACTGTTCGCCTGGCATATCTATACCCTCGCTGGATAGCGTCTGTTTGATCTGGGTCTTGACTGTTTCACTCGCCCAATAACGCCGGGCGGTAACTCCGCAACCACACTCAACGTCGCCGTAGCCTCAACCGCATCATTCCCCGCCGCATCCTGCCCGTTCAGGGTCATGGGGTAGGTATCGAGCGCCAGTTCTGGAAGCTGCTGGCTCCATGTACCACCGGAGGGGGTTGGGTTGTAGGTAACGCTATTGACTACCAGGGTGAGGCTTGTGGCATCCCCTGCACTGCCATTAACCACCGGAGTGATGTCTGTGGTCGTCAGGGCGTTGATGGAGACAACAGGCGCTACGCCATCCACAAGGACGCCAGAGGTATCGCCAACGCTGTTCAGCGTCAGTGTGGCGTTGTTGCTTGAGACATCCTGTAGCGTTCCGCCTTCCAGTGTGAGGCTGGATACAGCAATGCCGTTGTCGTCTTCGTCACCAGCCTGCACTGTGTAGGTGAACACCAGGGCGCTTGAGCCGCTGCCGGATACGTAGTCGGCCTGGCGAGACGTTCCGCCGATATCAAGATTCAGCGCCGGAGTGCCGGTGACCGTAACGGCCTCATCCCAATTGACGGTAAAGCTCAGGTCATCGCCAGTGGCGTAAGTGCCAGCAGTTGGCACGCCCACGCTTTGGGTAACTGGCCCCGTCACATCGGGCGGCTGCTGGGTGCTGTTGTTCGTTACCGCCTGCCCGCTGAGCGTTGCCAGATCGTTTGGTGTGTCTGCCTGATCCTGGAAGCCGTCTCCGGGCTGTGTATAGCCAATGGTCAGCGTGTCTTCGTCGGTCAGTGTGCGGGACGGTGTCAGGTTAACAATCGTGTCGTCTGAGCCATCTACAGCGGCGCTAGTGACTGTTGCGTCACCAAGGCTGATTGTCCAGCCTCCAGATCCGCCTGCGCCAACCTGCATGGACTCATCCATCTGGACGGCGATGTTATTGCCTGCCGTGGGTACGGATGCGCTGGAGATTGTGGGGGCGGTTTCGTCTGTTGCACTCGCGGTGAACGTGTTAACACTGCCCCATGTGCCGTCTGAGGCATCCCGGAACCGGCCACGGAAAATGCCTGGCGCGTCAACATTGGTCACAAAGCCTGTTTCGCCAACAGCGAGATTGCCAAGGTCGTTGAAGTCTTCCCATTCAAACTGGTCACCGGTTACTACGGTCGGGGTTGCGCCGTAGGCAACGCTGGACTCGTCGGCAGTGTTCGGGCTGGACATTGTGACAACGCCAAAGCCACCCGCTGTGTTTGCTACAAGCTCAATCGTTCCACTGTCGGTGTCGTCATCGTCAGTCGTGACCTCGATGGTCTTGCCAGAGCCGTAACTGTTTGCGCCCAGAACCGTTGTGAGCGTAATGCTGGTATCTGACCAACTGGTGATCGTCTGCGATACACCGCCGATTGTCAGCCCGCCTGTTCCCTGAGTTGCGCCGAAACCAGAGCCCGAAACTGTGCGAGACTGGCCGGGGTAGGCTGTCGATGGGATCGTGTCGAGGGAGGGGCCAGAGGGGCCCGCGCCGGTAACTGGGAACTCAACCGCAACCCAACTACCCGCGTTGCTGTTACTCCAGTCAACATCAAAAGATGCTGCGCCAGCTGGTACAGCTTCGGCCAATAATGCGCCGCCGGCCAGAGTTCCCTCGTTCGCACCCCTAAGCAGGGTGAACGGGGGTGCGCTTGCAGTAGGACTTCGGCTTGGTATAACGCCAGCAAGACATAGGGCGATGTCAGAGTTGAGTAGCGCCCCGGTATGCGTCCCGGTCCAGGGCGTGACCGCTGCCGCTTCCGCACCTGTTGTTGCAGGTAGCGCTGCCGCCTGATCTCTTCCTGACAATGTAATTGCATGGACGGCAATCGCATCCTCACCAACGCCCGTCTCCGTGTGTGTGACGGTAACAGCGTTTGCGCCTGCCGGTATATCTGCTTCTTTTACGATGGCGATACCGGACATCTCGGAATCGCTGTTGTTCTGCCCTACGATGGTTGCAGGCTGGGCGCCAAAAGAAGCCGTATCAAATGCGTTTGTGTTCGTTCCGCCGTCACTTTGAAGATAAAAAACGACAATCCGATTTGAGCCCGCCTCCGCTGTATAGCTTCCGCCGTTCGTTACCTCAACTAGCGTTCCTTCTTGGCTCATTACAAGCCCTCCGTGCCGGCAGGGACCAGCGGCGACTCAGAGCAGTAAAAGCCGTCCATTAGAATCTCGGTGCCCTCGGCAACCCAGGAGTTGTCACCGCCAACAATCTGGGCAGTATTCCACCCGTCATAGCCGCTAGATGGCAATGGGATATCCCTATTAGGAACCGAGAAAAGCTGGGAATACCCTTCTTCATCTTGCCATCTGCGATACGCTTCAACCAATCCGGTTCCCGGCCCGGCAGTGTTCGCCTGAATGTGCAGTACAACTCCGTCCATCCAACGGGTTCTATCGTCCCTCTGCACTCCTCCGTCAGTAGGCACAGATATGAAGTCTGTGAAGCTTGCAAAATCCCCGTTCCCGCCAGCGCTGTTCCAGCAATAGACAACAAAACTTGATCCGTTGTTTCCGCTTCTTTCTCTGGTCTGGAATACGACTGTTGCCCCGCCATCAGAAAAGGCCTCCCTGCCATCCATGAAAAGGGCGAAGAACTTGTTGTTTGTGGATGATCCAGAGTTGTTCGCATGCTCATAATCTTTCGGGACACGGAATGTCAACTTTATCCATATGTCACGAACCCTTGTAGCAGGCTCGTTTAGTGACCATTCCTGCATCGGAAACGCTTCATTCAACCCGTAGCGGAATCGCATTGCGTTGTTGTTGGTAAGCCCTTCCCACTGGCGAGACTCAAACCCACAACTTGGCGGGTCAACAACCGAGCCGCCTGAACTAAAGATTACGCACCCATCGCCGCTGACAAGGCTGGTGGCTGTCTGAGCACCCCATGAAGCCCCGTTTTCCGTATGAGAAAGGTCGCCAGTAGCGAAAGAGTCAGAGAATATTGTTGCCGTAGGCTGGGTGATTTCGATGTAATCGCCCCAAATAGTGGAGCCATCAGGCACAACAGATCCTGCCAGCGCCTCAGACTGAAACCCACCCCCATCCTTGGCCACAAGGATCAAGACTCTGTTATCGGGGATGGCGATAGTCATTACTTGGCTGCCTCGTCGCGCCAGTTGCGCAGTTCGGTTTTGTCGGTGTTGCAGATCCGCAGCATGGTCTGTAGCTCGCTTGCGTAATCGGCCAGGTCGATGTTCTTCATGGTCAGTGCGGGGGCAGGAATCGGGCACGGCTCCAGCAGGTAGGCTGGCGGATACCGGTATTCAGTCTTGGTCTGGACGAGCGCCGGCTTGCAGGCTGTCAATAACAGCAGCAGGCACATCATCGTGAGTCCACGGATCATCTTTCAGGGCCTTATCGCGCTCGCGCCGGATGGCGTCAGCTTCGGATTCCGCCTTATCCTTGGCTCGCTTGGCGTTGAGTACGGCTTGATCTCGGCGCTGCATCTCGGTGGCCATCTCTGCATTCTCGGCAACCTGATCGCTCAGGGATTGCTCAAGTTGACTGTTGGCCTGTTCAAGCTGGCCTACGTCTTCGTAGAGGCCCTTGATCAGCCAGCCGGCCAGCAGCAGGAGGACGACCAGAACACCGGTTACGCCCATCATTAGGCGGCTCATTGCTTACCCTTGAGCGCTTCCACGGCGTTGTTGCCGTAGTAGTAGAGAAGATTGGCGGAGAATACGCAGGCCATGGTTTGAGCCAGAGGGACAACGTGGGCGCTTATGCTGCCCAGCAGGATCTGGCCAAGGATCACGTACAGCCCGAGCATACTGGCGTAGGCCATCATGCGGCGGTGAAACCACCACTGGTTTGGGTTCGGGTGGCTATCGGTCACTCTCAATAATCCGGTCGAGCTTCGATTCGATACGAAGCATGTAGGCGCGGATCTCGTCGAACTTCTTATCTGTCCGCTGCTGGTCAGCCAGTCGCGCTTCCTGAAGGTGCTGGATATTCAGCTCCGCCTGAGTCAACCGGTTATCCTGCCCTGCCTGATACCACATCAAGACGCCAACGAGGCTCACTGTGGAGAGTATGTGGCCAATATTGACGGCTCTGGAAAGGTGCCAGGGCTCTGGTTGATGGTGGTTTGCTGTATCGCTCATGGGTATTCCATCAAGAATGGGCGAATTTCAAGGCGCCATGTGTCGCGGCCATCCAGTGCAGCCATGACCTGAGAGAAGGCGATTCGGGACTGTGAGACGGCGTTGCGTTCATCAATGATCTGGTAGTTCAGGCCCACGCCAATGCAGCCTTGGAAGTTCTCAGGCCAATTGCCGGGGTGGATCATGATGTAGGTGCGGCCCGGAACATGGGTAATCTCCCAGCCTTCCAGGTAGTCGCCGCCAGAGGTGCGCTCAACAACCGGAGAGCGGCGCTTTTCCATCACGTAAATGCCGTCAGGGATGCAGCTCTCATACGGCTTGTTCGATAACCAGGGGCGCTCAACGGTGAAGAATGACTTTCCGTTGGGCAAAGAGAGGCGGCCAAAGGTGCCATCGGGTGAATATGCGAAACGCTCAAGGATGACGTTTGGCATGGCGACCTCCGATTAGATTCCGGGATTCTTATCGAAACCCTTGATCTCAGAATTGCTGGAACCGCCACCAATCCGACAAGTTGTTACTTTGAACTTCTCAATGGATTTCATGGCGACCTCCAGAAATAAAAAAGCCCCGCACTTGGCGAGGCATCTGGTCGGGCGAACCCGGCCAGGGAATTTTCAATCGGGCAACAAAAAAGCCGCGACGGCGGAACCGGGCGGCTTTCTCAGAGGTGGCGCGTTTGCCCAAAGGGCAAATTTTACCAGTTAACAGAATTCTACTTTGTGGTGAGTTGACTGTCAACTGTCATGCAGCTTGCCTTTCTCGCAGCCCCATAACCCGCTCAAGCTCGAAGTAACCGTCACTGATCCGCTTTTTGAATGCGCTCTCGCTGCAGTGCAGATCTTCCGCGCACAGCTTGTCAGTCCAGAGCTTTGTGACAGGATCGCGGGGGCGCAATGGATCAACGGCCACAATCTTCTCTCTCCCCCTCAGAGCCCTGTCGTACACCATTGCATCGCGGAATATCTCCGGCAGCCGGTTGAGCCATGCAACGGCGTTACGGTGCTCACAGGTGACGGTGTCGCGGGCCATGCGGTCAATCTTCGCCCCGAGCTTGCAGAAGCCGCTGAATCCGGAACCCTTTGGGATCTCGCCCAGAAAATCAACGGACATTCCGATGACGCTCCGGCTCTCGTAGGCCATATCGCGATGCCGGACTTCTGCATAAATCGCCTCAATGTACAGATCTACCGTTTCCTTGGCCTGATTTCTCCAGCGCTTTTCATCGTTTGACTTCCGATTCTGCTCTGCCATATCACCCTCGCATTCCGTTAAACAGCTTCCGAATCTCTGCCTCGTCATCCTGCTCTGTCAGCCAGGCCTCTAATTCCTCCCGGCTTACCTGCTTTGCCCTGTACTCTGCCCACTTACTGCGGGCTTTGGTTTCGGTTGGTACCGGCGCGAAGCCTTCGAATCTAGCTCCAAACCTGCTCCTGCAACTGTTCCAGGCATCTTCTATGCTTGCATCTGTAAGCATGGTTGCCCGTTTGCCGTCTACGATGGCGGTTAGTTGGATCACGCGTTGCCCGCATTGGGTAGGTTGTTGCCTGATTTGGGTATCATTTCATTGCCCACGTCACCCAGCGCTTCAGGTCCGTCAAGGTGCCGTTGTTTTTGACCCGCGCATCGCCTTTCTGCCACTTCACGCCAGCCTCAGAAATATGCCCCTCGATCTCCTGCGCGGCGTCGCGCTCAATGTGGATCAGCGTCCCACCATTACTCCTGATAAACTCCGCCTCATCCTCAAAGCGCACATCCGGGACGATCATGCCGCCATGGAAGGTTTCGTCTGTTGCCTGCTTTACCGCCTCCCACTTCTTCTGAGCCAGAACCACCCACAGATCATTCCTGATGATGTCTCTGCCCCATTCGGTGCCCAGTGTTTGCAAGATCCTGCGAGGACTCACGCCGATACTTGGAATCACCTGCTCTTTCAGGTCGCCGTTTACATGGTCTTCGCTCAGGCCAAACATGACCTTGACGCCCTCCTTCATTGGGTCGGCAAAGCTGTACTTGACCAAACCAAAGCGCTCTATCAGAGCTTTAGCAACGGTATCCTTGCCGCTGCGGGCCTTTCCGGTTACGCCGATAAGCCTCATCTCGTAATCCCCCACACCAAAACCGTCAGAAGCGCCGCCACCAATCCCATGCCGGCACAGAAGGAGCCAGCCACAACCATGGCGAACAGGTCGCGCATGATGAGGCGGCGAGTCAGGAATAGGCCATAGGCCAGTACGAAGACTGGGAGAGCCCACCAGTCGAGGTCTATGGTCATGTCAGCACCGCCCATGCCAGCCAGGAAGCCAGAGACGCGATGGCGGCCATGCCGTAGAAAAGCAGGCAAACAACCATCTCCAGTGCAGCCGCGTGCCCCTCGGATTTCGGCAGTCCGACCTGCTTGTAAGCCCACGCAAAAGCCATAAGCGTTACCAGCGCTGGGATAACCCACCATGAGATTTCTATCGTTAGGTTCATGCCGCCCCCAGGTGTGCCCGCAGCACCTTCTTGAATTCTTCGTAGCCCTGCGCGTACTTGTAATTTTCGTCAAGCGCCGCTCCGAGCCCATACAAAACGTCGTCAATGAGCGTTTCAGTCCGGTATTCTTCATACCCCTGCTGATCGCTATAGGTGTTCATGTAGTCCTGCAGGTAGGTTACTGCCGATTTGATATCGCTCATGCCCGCCACCTCCCATCGATGATATGAATCAGTGATGCCAGCCCGTTCGGATAGATGATGGCGTGACTGTTCAGCCAACTACTCGGGCCGTCGTTGTACTCAAGGCGCAAGACAGAGCTTGTGCCCACCTGAATTACGTTCTTGTAAATGCCGGGCGTGTGGCTGTGACCGAGGATGTAATAGCCGCCGAACTTGGTGAACTGCTTCGCCGATCCCCGGGAGCCATTGGCGCCGATGTGGCCGTGGTTGGAAATGTCGTACTTGCCAACCACCATGCCGCTGTCGTGGTCGATGAACTGGAATCTGCGGTCTGTCAGATGTTTCTCAAACCACCATTCCAGCGGATCAAGGAACTCCCGCGATTCTTTCGCCCGCCTTAACTGTTCAAGCCGGACCTCGTGATAAACCAGGGCGTTCTCCGGATCGTCGTTCGGGTTGCAGCGGTTCAACCACTGGCCGAAGTGTTCGTTGTGGTTGCTGCCGACGAAAACCACGTCATCTTCTTCGTGCGTAATCTCCCGCACACCATCAACCAGCCGGTCCAGTTCGTTCTGGACGTTGTTCTTCTGGTTGTGGTGCTTGTGGAATCGCAGGAGGGCGTTCTTTTCGTGGTGGTGCGATGCGCTGTAGAAGTCCAGAACGTCGTGCAGAATCAACTTCCGGGGCTTCAGCACCGCCTTAATTGAGTCGCTGGCCGTGAAGGTGGCCGCCTTCACCTGCGGGCAGATGAAGTCCCAGTGAATATCTCCGCACACCAAGCCAAGGGCCGGTTCTGCCTGCTCAATGCCTGAAGGTGTGAATTTCAGGTTCAGGTCATAGAAAGCGCCATCCTCATCGGCCCGTATCTGGCGTATCCAGAAGCGGCTGCCGTCCGTCTCTACCACCAAGGCGCCAATGCAGTGGTTATCCTCCGCAATCCGGCCCGCCTTCGTGTCGCTGTAGTTCGGCATGGTGACTGAGCCGGTGGTGTGCAGCATCTTGGGCAGCTTTGACAGCGGCGTTGGAATCATCTGCATCTCGATCTGGCCGTGGCCGAAGATGCCAGAGCGCTTGCCGGTGACCGTCTCAAAGCCAGACAGCGGGTGCTTGTTGGTGGCGTTCACCGATACATCCGCCATCAACATCAGGTTGTCATTCAGGGTCTGGCGCTCAGTGACGAAGTGCGGCACCAGCCCGGCAGCCCACCACTTTTCCTCCCGGCCATTCTTGCTGGTCAGGGTGATGTTCTCGTAGTTGACCGGGATCACCATCAGCTTGGCGCCGAAGTGCTCGCAGTATTGGTGGATGCTTTCAAGGAATTGCGGGTGGGCCTGGGTGTTGTTCTGTGCCGCCGTAATAACGTACCGCTTAACCTGGGATGTGCGCGTTGTCGTCTCGGACATCAGCCCCTTCTTGCGGATTCGGCAGATGCGCTTCTTCATGGAATTGCGGCTGATCCCGAGGTACTTGGCAGCTTTGGTCTGGTTTCGGAACCGGTGCAGAACCTCAATCGTTTCTCTGTCCGTGGCCGTTTCAGTCATGCGGCTTTCCTCTGAATCCCGTTTACAAGCGCAACAACGTCATCCACGCTTTCAACCACCACTGCGCGGCCCCTCCAGTTGTCATGAAAGATCTGTTCGTCTTCCGTGAGTTTGCGGGCGCTCGGTATCTTGCTGCCGTCCTTGATCTCGACCAGCAAGTTCAGGCCGTTGATGCCCACCACAATGTCAGGGAAGCCGCCGCGCACGTTTGAGGTGATGGCGACTGTGCAGCCCATGTTTCGGAAGGCTGCGACGATCTCAGGCTGATTGGCGTCTACTCGGCCTGCTCTCATGCAGCCACCTCCATCAATCCCTGCTCAATCAGCATCTGTTGCGTCCGGAATATCGCCTGGCCGTGATATGCGTCCCGCTCAAACCTATCCGCCCCATAGCGCACATAGCCGCCATCAAGCCATTCGTGGCAGTCACTACAGGCATAGGCTGCTTCGCGGTCATCGGCCTTGCAGCCCATCCCGGCACCGTTGCGATGAGCCAGGACCGTTGTCTCAGGATTGCCGTTGCAGACTCCCGGCACTTGGACCATGCAATGCTGCCCTTTTGCACTCATCCGGATCTTGGTCATCTTCGGCCTGCTCGACTTCTTCATGGGCGCCTTGGCCTTGAGCTGCGTCTTGCGCTTCAGTGGTGTCCTCTTCACGCCGACCTCCCCAAAACAACCCTATCCCCATTCACGCGAACATGACGCGGCGCCCTACCCTCTTCGCAATCCTCCCGGTACTGCACCAGAAACCGGACAATATTCCCGTGTGACCGAGCCAGCAGCTGCCGGCTGACCTCGATAAACTGCTGCTCATTCCAGGTTCTCGGCCTTGGCTGCTCAATGTGAGCCGCATACCAGGCCGCTGATGCCGATAGCTTGCACTCGTTCGATGCGCGGGCATGGCTGGCTACAAGCGCCATCAGTAAAACCAACGCCGCAAACCAGATCCCGACCTGTTTCCAGTCTCGTTTATGCCTCATGGCCCCGATCCTCAAACGCTGAATTGGCGTAAGCCTCCCACGTTGGCCGGAACTCTGAGCGCTGGGTCTCGAATTCCTGGATCTTGCCGCCGCTGTTCAGGAAGCGCTCGACAGCCTGCTCTATCTCTGCCGACTGCTCTTTCTTGGTGGTTGTGCGGGTTTGGCCGATGGTCATAGCGAAGCCGCCTGAACAATTGATACCGCGCAGGCAGTTGAGGCATAAACAAACACAAAAGCCTCGCCGAACCTCCTAGTAGTCAATGCGAACCCAGCCAGCCCAGAAGACAGCGCAAGTGTTACGATCGACACGTAAATAATCACCATTTCCGCACCCATCACACACCCCTCAACTGCCGCATCAGCTCCGCAAAGCTGACGTTGTTGGTTGAATTAGCCTGCTTGTTGGCGTTCTCAGCCATGCGGGCCGCATTTGCCTCGTCGGTCTTGCGTGTTTCTGGTTTCATGCTGCCTCCTGGTCACGCTTAGGCCACGCGGGACAAACCAAGCCAAGCCGCTCCCCAAGATGCCGCGAAAGCACCTCATGAATCGCCGTAGGCTCAACGGTCGTTATCTCCGTGGTGCTGTGCTTCTCGGTCATTGCTTTCTGGATAGGGCGCCACAGGTGTTCCTTGACGCTTTCAGGCGTCCACGGAATATCAACGTCATGGCGTAGGGTCCGGCGCATATCCTTGCCAGCATCGTTCAGCGCGTCAGCCAGCCAGCCAAAGAACAAATGCATCGCCGCGTTCTGGGTCAGCGTCCGCTGGCTGGCCTTCCTGCTGATCTTCACTTCCAGGTACTTCTTCTCGCGCCACAGGTCAGCCAACTGCTTTTGTGCTTTGGCTAGGGCGATTTCGGAGTTGATGATTAGGGTGTCGGTCATGAGTCACCCTTGCGGTAGCCGGCGGCGATGATGGCGCCTGCACACAGCCCAAGAACATCGCCTGCAACCGCGCCTTCTCTTGTGCGCTTCATAATGGAAACCAGCTCATCCCGCTCCCGCTCGGCCTGGGTGCGGATTGGGCGAATATAGCTACTAAGTATTGTGGATACTTGGTAATTCCGTTCGTTTTGCACTACCGGAACATCAATGAAATCATGACCAAAAGGCATCCTGACATGGGCTATCACGGTCAGCCTGTCTCCTGACCACCACGTATCAACAATGCAGTGCTTATCAAGGGTACACTCGTCTAGGCTGAGAGGCCCCTTGTCCGATTGGTACTCACACTCACACCCAACAGGCGGCAGGCCCTCTCCATCCCACCAAGCCGGATCGTTCAGTTGCTGTTGTGTTGGTGCTTTCATGTTTTCCGCTCCATAAGCCTCTGACCTGGATACTTCCTCCCGAATCTCTCTGAACCAACCTGGAGAAAGAGGCATCACGCCACCTCCGGATCTGGCGAATAACCCCCATGCGCCTTCTCATAGGCCCAGTCCCCTGGCGCTGGCGTCCGCTGATACACCTTGAACACTTCGCCACGGTCAACCAGGCGGATCAGGGAGCGCCTTACATCGAACGGGTCTTCTCCCATCTCTTTGGCGATCTGCTTAATCCGCATGGCATCGCGGCCCATCAGGAACTTTTTGACGGCCTCGTCCATGGCGCGGTTGAACTCTTGGTCTTTGGTTAGGCTTCGCATGGAGATACCCCTTTCGGCCATTTGCTGTCCGCAAGATCTTCAGGGCATTTACCGAGGTCTGAAATATCGCCAATTCCGGTATAAGCTGAATACAGGTTATTCATTTCATCTTCAGTGCCGCACACCACCGTGCAGTCATAGCCCTCGCCGTCATTTTGGAATGTTTCAAACTCAGCGACGCCTTGAGCCAGAGCCTTATCAACCGCCCGCTTAAGCATCTCCAAAGCTTCCCGGTTTCCGGCAATCACTGCTGGCGTATGGAAGAACTCTTGTGCGTATATGTGCAAAGTACTGCTATCACTCATCACTCCACCTCCACAATCGTCACCGGCAACTTCCACGGCTCATGCTTTTTGATGTCTTCATGCAGCACAGCCTCGCTTTCCGCATTGCGCCATTCGCGAACACGGAAGAAGTCACCGGACTCAATGAGAAACGTTTTCGTCTTACGATCTACTGCGAGATTGTTGGGCAATGCTGGGTTCATAATGTGCGCTCCGCTTTCAGGATCACCACGCCTACCGATGCACCACGGAACTGGTTTTCGTAGACTCGGGACCATGTGAGGCTCATGCCGGGCAACACGTCTTTGCCCTTGGCGCTGGATGGCAGAACCGCCACCAGAATGCCGTCAGGTGCCAGCATGGTTGCAGCGTGTTCGATGTGGGCTTGCCAGCGGCCCTGGCTGTAGGGCGGGTTCATTACGATACGGTCGAAGCGATCTTTCGTTACTTCGGACCACTGCAGGAAATCGACTTTCTCGACTTGATAGCCCTTGCCTTCCAGAATCTTGCAGTGCAGGCCGCTGATCTCGACGCAGGTAATGGAGTGACACCAGCCCATGTGGCCAACCAAGTTGCCGGTGCCAGCTGAAGGCTCCAGACAGTCGTGCTCCGGGCCAATCTCTGCCAGCTCCACCGCATCCAGCGCAATGCTTTCAGGCGTCGGGTAATACTGGTGACTTTTCTGGTCTGGGACACAGCCGCTACACACAATCTCCTTGATGACCGGCATTACGTCATAGTCGAATTCGAACCAGGACGAGCCGTCTTGTGTAAACTTGACCCCGCCAAGCAGATATATGATTTCCTGTATCTCTGCGGCGACACCCTTGTCTCGATCCGGGAAGTCGAAGGTCAGCGTGTGCGGGTTCGTGGTTTTGGGCGCGATCTTCTCGCCGTAGTTGGTGCGATATTCCTTGTGGCGCTCCGGTTTCATCCGGTGCATCACCTCCAGCACGGCAAACGGTAAAGGTCTTTCCATCAAGGTAAATTCTTTTACCTTCCGCTTTGGCTTCTGGCGGAACCGTGACGGAATGGCGGTCGGGTACAGGTGGTGCAGAATCTCATTCAGGCGCCAGGCAATGTCCGGGTGAATCTCAATATGGGCGTTGCCGTTCATGTAGCAGCGAACCCGGAGCGCCCCGCCGTCTACCGATACCCATTCGCCCCGGAACTCAGCGCGGCAGATCTCAACCATCCGGTTGCTGGCACTCCAGTCTGGCTCATCCCGTCCCATAAACTTGGCAATCACTTGACGCAGGTCGTTGATGTGTCCGGTCTGCCCCCTTGAGTAGCTGCCCCAGTCGTTGGTGACACCGGATAGAATCATGCGCTTGCCGAATCCTTCCGGCTGGTTGGTGATGTGAGTCTTGCTCAGGGCGCGGAATATGCCGTCTACCTTCTCGGCCAGAAAGTCCATGCGAGCGGCCAGCATTTCTGCCAGGGTGGCCCGCACCGTGGATTCCTCGAAGTCCGGCGTTTCCATCTTCTGGATACTGTCAAACCATTCTTCACGGCGCTTGGATGGCATGAAGTCGAGAACGTCGGTCAGTTCCAGCGATTCGCGCCAGTACCGGGCATTAAGTGCAGCGACACCCTGTTCCAGTTTGAAGCTGGGAGTTGAGCCCGCCCGGTGATCCTTGCGCCGTGCAGCGTCCTCGAAATAGCCTACAACCGACTTAAAGTCATCGCCGGACAGATACTCAACAACCCGCTCCATGCGTTGACGCTCGGCGCGGTACCGGCCCACTAATCCATCGACCATATCGGTGTTGGCTGGCGCAAAGAACTGTTCGTCGTTTACTTGCAGCGCTGCGTTCACACCCCACCCCCAAACCTAAACCAAGCCCCATTCCGTGGCCTATCCTCAAACCACGAATCCCGGCTCTTTGGCTCAAGATCAAAGGCGGAGAATGCGGTACACCGAATCATCTCTACCTCGCCTGTGTGGATTCCGTTATGGATGGGGAGGTTGCGTTGGCAGCCTGGGCATTGAGTGTTCATACAGCCACCTCCCGCTCACCAAGAAACTCCAGGTGCTTCACGATGCTGTGATGGGATAGGCCGTTCTCGCGAGCCAACTTTGGCATGGAGAGCTCGACAGTGATGGCCTTGAGGCGGTTGCGCTCCGCAATGCAGGCGCGAATGATTCGGCAGTCATCGTCTGGCAGCCCGGTCTGAGTTCCGCTGGCCACTTTGGCAATAGTCCTTTCACTGCACTCGAACTTCCGCGCCAGACTGGCGTTCGACAGCTCTTTAGCCTGCAGGCGCAACTTCCGGCCTTTGAGGTACTGGCGGCATATTTCGTTGAGGCTCTTCATGACGCACCCCCAGCAACCATTTCCTTCAACGCTGAAAGCCGTTTTTTTGCCTGCTCTTTGCTGGTTCGATTAAGGCGCACACCGCTGTCACTCCGATAACAAGACCGGTCGCAGTTTGTGCAATTGCAATCAGGACGCTTGTTCGGCTTCATGAAGCACCTCCGATACGCTTAACTTCACGGTCCAGCGATTCCAGGAACGTCTGCGTACTGTCACGCGTGATCTGCGCAACACCCTGATCGCCGCCACCCTGGTAGACTTGCCTGGCCTTCTCGGGGTCACCAATCAGTGCCGGCTCATCCTTGGCGCGCCCACGGAGAAACCCAGACGCTTGACTGTTCTGGTGCTCACAGGTGCCAAGCAGCTTTCGAGGGAATGACTCGGGGGGCTGGACAGTGAAGCCCTGGTACAACTTCAGGAAGTGATTCTGCAGGAACGGATACTCGTCGTTCTCCGTCATGGAGACTTTGACCCACCCACCCAGGCGCTCTATCGCGGCATGGATTCTCGGATCATCGAACACGACTGACCGGTAGTTGCCGACGCAACGCACGGCGTAATCCACCTTTGCCCAGGCTTCACCGGCAGCAGACTGGCTATTGCCGGAAATGTGCTTGATAACATCGGCAGGCTTCGGGGCAAACTGGCCTGAATCGGGATTCTTGACATGGCCTGACAAGCCGGTACGGATATCTCGCAGGCTGTAGGCGCTCAAGGCATTGAACACCACGTCAAGCATGGCGTCAGATACCTGTTTTCCGTAAACGGCGTAGGTGGCCACCCAGATTTTAGCGAAATCTTCGCGGTCATTCTTGGTCATAACAATCGCCTCCCGCTGCCCAACGGCGAGCCACTTCCCGGTTGTGATCCTCTACGGAGGGGCGTCCAGGAAACTTGGTGACATTGCCGCCTGAAACGAGCCCTTTGCCACTGGCTGGCGCTACCGAGCCCTGCATCCAGTCGGCTTTGAAGCCGCGCCAGCCCCTGGTGGCCGCTTCCTCCCCGCATTGGTTGACCGTGTAACCCATAGCCACAGCTTTGTGCAGCTCTTTGCCGATGGTGTTAATCGCTGTTTGGCTATGGACGGCTCGCGCCTTGGATCGGGCCTTGAGCCAATCCTTCAAGATCTGGTCGTCAGGAAGTTCCGGCCAACTGGAGTAGTCAATTCCGGGTTTTTTGTCTGCGGCTGATTTGGGCTGCTCTTGTTGTTCGGACGGAGCATCACCAGATGCGAGGTTGTTATTCTCTGAAACATCACTACATGATTCCTCATTCCTTATACATGATTCCTCCGGAGCGCTAGTCTGCTTTACTGGAGTTGTCGAGTAATTACTGGAGTCTTGAGGAATGTCTTCGTTTTCAGGTGGTTGAGGTGGCGGAGGAATTTCCCCGCCCTTCTCGTTCTTGTGCGGGTTCTGGTGCTTGGCAAAGTTCTTTATCTCTATGTAGTCCTGCCCACCAACTTCGTACAGAGTCAGGAAATCATGGTCCGAGAGGTTCTGTACATATCCAGTAATTACTTGAGCGCTCAGGTCGCGGTACGGGAATACTTGAGCTTTCATTCTCAGCGGGCGGTTCTCTAGCCGTCCGAAACGATCAGCCAGCGTCCACAGCCCCTCAAAGAAAAGCGCCTCAAGTGGATCGCATGTACCCAAATATTCATTCACAAAGAAATCGTATTTGAGGTTCCTGGATCTCGGCATCAGAACACCCTCCTATTCATCCGGCGCTCACGGTCCTTCAGGAGCTCTCTGTTAAGCGCCCCTTTGGCGGCAGCGTATTTGCTGGCTATCGTCCTGAAGTTTTCGCTATTGGCCGGCTCAAGCTCTACGGCGAGCCAGCGAATCCAGGCGATGAGTTTCAGGCGGAGAATGTAAGCCTTGCGTGTGAACTCGTTCATGGTTAAACTTCCTCTATCTAGTCGTGAAACCCCGCAGCCCTGCCAGGCTTTGATCGGGGTTTTTTATTGGCTAAGCCTTGACCCATTTGCCTTGCGGGTCGTCTGGCCCTTGGCCTGTCCAAACTCTTCGGTTGGCGACATAAGGGCGATGCCCCTTTTCCTTGTCCTTCGCTGTCTTCCCGGTCCTTGGGCGGGGGTGACTGTTCGCTGACTGCATGACTGCCTCCTGTTAAATGTCAGACCAGATTTCCGTCATGGCCCAGGACGACTACTACAAGTTCGCAACCATCGTTGCTGTGATGCGGCGCCTCCCTGAGCAACCTTAGGACTCGCGTCCGCAGCTCTGCCGGAGTCACCTTTCGGATATACCGGTCGTAAGGTTGGACCTATCCGCATCTGAGAGGACTCACGCGGGCGAACCCGGCACATGCTCCGCGTATGCATGGGAGCCCTCACAGATGCGTCCCGGTTACCCTCGTCCGGGGACACGTCAACCACCTGCCAGCGGTGATACTTTTGTGCCGGGTGCCCTGGGCACCATCCCCAGGGTGGAGCCGTGGCGCCGGTGGCTCGACGCACGACGTTCTATGGCCCTACATTCCTGCCGCAGCTCACGCGGTCAGTTCAGATTCCGCCGAAGCGGACGGGCTCTCTCTGCGGCATTCGCATATGAAAAAGAGCGGTCTACCTGCGTACGCACACTCATCCGGGATCTGAGTCAGGGGCTATCACCCTGCTTACATGTGCTGCTCGGTTACGGTTTTGCACGCCCGCGCTCTTTCGTATGCGCCCTGCTTCCAGGGCAAAACACTGTTTATTTATTCAGCCCCAAAAAACCCATTATTTCGGTCACCTGAAATAGGGAAAATGAAATCATGCTGCGTTTGCCGACCTGTATTGATCGGGAACGCAATCGTTGGGATTCGGATAAATATCAGGACGCAGATCATGAGGACGAACACCAAAATCAACGGCCCGACAAACGCTCAGGGCGTATTCGGCAGGAACCCGACCGTCCCGGTTAAGCCAGTTCCAGACGTATGGCTGCGTAATTCCGCAGGCAGCGGCTAGGGGAGTCTGCCCGCCCTTGATCTCAATGGCCCTTTCCAGAGCACTTTTAGCCATAACGGTCTCCACATAGTTCATGCCGACATAACAACATGAGTTGTTTTTGTTGTCAACTACTGTTGTTGGTTAAAAAACTACAAATGTTTTAAATTGCTGGAAACTTACTCAGAGCTAAGTTATGGCATTAGGGAAGCGATTAAAGCAGGCCCGCGAAGCTGCGGGCTGGTCACAAGAAAAGTTGGCTCGCGTGGTCGGAATGACGCAGGCAGCCATTGGCGCGCTTGAAAAACGGGACAGCCGTCAATCATCCAAAGCTGCGGATCTCGCCAAGGCGCTGGATATATCCCTGGAATGGCTGGTTAGCGGAGAAGGTCCGCAGCAGCGCACGTCGGCCAACGCAAAGGTTGCGTACATGCCAAACGTCAGCCAAAGTAAAAATCAGGTACAGGGCGTCCAGGAAAACGAACTGGAGTTCTTTGGCCGTATGGACGCCTGGGACAGCGATACACCACTCGGCCCAGACGAAGTTGAACTACCGTTGTTCCGGGAGGTCGAAATGGCTGCCGGAGGTGGAAGGACTGAAGTTATCGAGAACCACGGCGCAAAACTACGATTCGCAAAATCCACCCTATCCAGGGCTGGTGTTGAGCCCGCCAATGCCGCGTGCGCGACTGTTAAAGGCAACAGCATGGAGCGCCTGATTCCGGACGGCACTACTGTGGGTGTAGATACCGGCGACAAGGAAATCCGTGACGGCGAGATTTACGCCTTTGACCATGATGGCATGCTCCGCGTGAAATACCTTCAGCGGCGACCAGGTGGTGGGCTCAGAGTGATTTCAGAAAACATCTCGGAGTATCCGGCTGAAGACTACGATGCCGAAGATGTTGCCGAGAACATCCGTCTCATTGGCCGGGTTTTCTGGTGGTCCGTCCTTCGCTGATCGCCTCCCGCATCGGGCCGCCCTGGCTCGTCGCTATTGCCATTGTCGTGGTTGGGATAAACGCGTTCGTTTTCTTTGCTGCCTCCACAGAGCCAGTATCACCGCTTAGTCAGTGTGTCCTCAGGGAAATGCCGGGCACCCGATCCGATCATGTCGCGCACGCCAAGTACCGAGAGTGCCGCCGTCAACACCCTGCACCCACCGACACCGTCCGTCCAGGCCAGCCTGAAGTTGACCGCTGCATTACCGAACACGTCGACAACACGCGCTCCCGCGCCGCCCAATCCATGATCCTGCGCGCCTGCAAGGGCTTTTAAGCAACTCTGATTTTTATTTGCCAAAAAATACAACAATGGTTGTTGACAGTTAAAACAACCTGTGTTGTTATTGTCTCATACCAAAACAACTGTGGTTACACAGGGAGGCAATAAAATGCCAAAGCGCATCCATCACTACGAACACCTTGAGCCGGAGCTAGGCGACACCAGCCACCTATCTCCGCGTCAACGCGAAGTCGCTGAGTTGATCAGCAAGGGCTACAAGAGCATCGACATTGCCGTTGAGTTGGGCATCAGCCTTGACACGGTCAACAACCACATCGACGCGCTGAAGGACAAGCTCTCCGCGTTCAATAAGTGTGACCTCATCTGCCAGATGTGGATCCACGGCATTCTTGAGCGCCCGAAGATGATGAGCCTGGTCGCCTTCATGCTTTGCGCACTTGCGTCCCTCCCCATTGGTCGCACCACTGTCCGCGCACCCCAGGGTCGCCCGAAGGTTGCTCAGGTTGCGCGCGTAGGTCGGCATGAGATTCCGGGGGTGCTGTCATGAATTCCCTCACCTACCAATTCCACCGTGCCCAGGCACGACTCAAGAGCAAAGCGTTGCGATCCCCGTTGGCTCAGAAAGCTGTCGAGCCTTTTTTCACCGGACTTGCAGCGAAACCCAACAACCAGCGCATTGCTGAGTATGAGCGGCGGATGGCGAGTTATACGGGAGTGACGGCATGAGACACGAGCTCAAGCGCCTGACAGGCGGGCACACCTATGAAAGCTGGATTCAGCCCTCGTGTTCATGCGGCTGGCTGGGCCGGAAAGAGTATGCGCACAACGACTACCAGCACAGCAATGTCCGAGAGCAGGAAGCTGAACACGCCATGGGTGTCGTTCTGAAGGAAACCACAGGGGAAGATCAGTCATGAGCCAACTATCCGAACTCCAAAAGCTATTCAACCTGATCCTGCACATCACCGAAAGCTATGCAGCCGAGGCCGATGCCGTCATTGACTGGGATCACAGGAAAATCGTTATCACCGTAGACGAATCCGGTAAAACCCTCTACGCAGCGACACTGGAAATTGACAGCGATGCGGTTGAGGCAAAGGCCCGACTGATCCGGCACGAACTTGAGCAGATGATTGCTGAGTGTGAGTTGCCGATTTTGGGAATGGAGGTGGCGGCGTGAAGGGTGAACAGAAACCCGTTGAATATCTCGATGGCTTGGCAGAGATCAGAGTCAAGGCTATGCGCGAGGGCGGCGAAATAGAGGTTCCTGCTCTTGCGCATAAATCTTGCCCCGGCCTGGCTGTGACGATGTTTCCGTTTGGGGCATTTGCGGTGACCCACATCAAAACCGGTTGCAAGCTGTGCAGCCCCAGCGAGCGGGCATCAACCGCCATGCTGACGATGAGTCAGTTTGCACTTGTCGCTGACCTCATGGGCGAGGCTTGGGCAGATATGGATCAGGCGCAGGCTTTGCAGATGATCAAGGATGCCAACCCAAAGGAAGTTCCGTTTGACGGCTACACCAGCACCTCAAATAAGGGGACTCGAAAGATGACCGTGGGCGAATGGTTTCAATCGGTTCGCTTTACATTCCCCGGTGAATTTCCATGGGAAGAAAAAGACCCATTTGAAATGGCCTTTGAGAACTTCGAAAAACTGGAGGTGGCATCGTGAGCACTTTGAATATTCCGTTTCTGCCCTGGTTCTCTGAGAGCAGTTGCGTCACTAACGCAAATGACGAGTGCGTATTCGCGGCGGTCAACGGTCACGTTTACAGAAGCAACAGCCAAGAGGATCACGACACTGCAAAGCTGGTGGCCGCAGCGCCGGATATGTACAGCCTGCTGAGCGACATTCTGAAAAATTACGAATGCGGCGACATTGTTGACCAAGAAATTCAGTCGGTTCTCGCGCGGGCCAGAGGTGAGCGGCCATGAACATGACAGCCAATCAATACCAGAAACAACTGGACACCGACGGCGAACTGGCCATTGCGGTTGAGCGGGCCGAGCAGGAGTGCAGAGAGAAGCTGCTGAATCTTGAGCGCTGGCACTACCCCGAGAAAATCCGGACATGGGCCGTTAAGTGGCAGTACGCAGGCGAGCAGGACGTAACCGAGGCGCTGTATGACCTGTGCCACGACGAGATAGTTCTGGCCCTGTCCCGCATGGACGCAGACCCACTGGAAGCCGTGCGGATTCTGAAAGAGTGCCGGCGCAAGGCGGTTGAGGATGTGCTGGGGCGGATGGATTTTGAGGCGATTGTTAAGGCGATTAATGAACAGGAGTGTGCAGCGTGAGCGAACTAGCAAAGCGAGACGACATTGAGCATAAGGGCGAAGTCGCGCCCATGGTGGCCAGCAACGCGATCATCAACGTTATTGAGCGGGCGTCAACCAATCCAGAAGTAGACATCGACAAGATGGAGCGCCTTCTGGTGATGCATGAGCGGATCACCGAGCGGGACGCGAAGGCCGCGTTCAGTGCTGCGATGGCCGAAATGCAGGGCGAATTGCCGACCGTCTCCGAGAAAGGCGAGATCTCGGTCAACGGGCAGGTTCGCAGTAAGTATGCCCGCTTTGAGGATATCAACGAAGCGGTGCGCCCGATCCTCAGAAAGCACGGCTTTGCGGTTTCATTCCGTACCAAGACGGACAGCCAGTCAATCAGCGTGACCGGGATACTCAGCCACAAGCAGGGGCACAGTGAAGAAACCACCATGCAGTTGCCCGCAGACCTGAGCGGAGCAAAGAACACGGTGCAGTCTGTCGGCTCATCTGTCAGTTACGGCAAGCGGTACGTGCTCCAGGCCATGCTGAACATCACCACCAGTGGCGAGGATGACGATGGCCGGGCCGCAGGCCTGCTGGACTCTGAGAAGGCTCAGGCTGAGCTTAACGGCCACCTGAACTACGTGGCTCTGGTACGTGATCTTTTCCAGACCATCGCAGCTATCAAGTTGTCGCTGTCGGAAGAGGACTACGACACGGCAGCCGAGGCCATGAGCGAGCTAACCGAGGCCGAGAAAACGCGACTTTGGAAGGCCCCGACCAAGGGCGGGATCTTCACAACGGACGAGCGCACGAAGATGAAATCTGACGAGTTTGGTAAGGCGATGCGCCGCCGAAACGACGACGAAGAGGCGGAATCATGACAGCCCGCAGAGACCTAACCGACGAACACATGCGTCACCTTCGGGCCTGTGCCGCCCAGGGCATGAGTCTGACCAAGGCTGCGCAGGAGATGGGCGCAACCCATAAGTGGGTAGTAAATTCCGCTCGCCGGCTCGGCATTCTCGACGAGATTAACCGGCTGTTCCCGGAAAACTTTAATCGGGCCAGGCAGCTTCGCCTTAGTGACCAGCAGATCGAACGCTTAAAGGCGATGGAAGCGGTTGGCGCAACCCGGGTCGAAATGGCTGAGAAGATTGGCTGCTGTTATGTGACGCTCAAACACGCGATTCGGGGAGCCGGCATTGACGAAGAGCTGAAAGACATTGCCCGCCAGGCTCGCGAGCGCAAGGCTTCCGATATTGAAACCGGTGCCCTGCCCCGCGATGTGTGTCCGGCAGTGCAGTGGCTTACTAAGGCTTGGCGGGTTGCCGCATGAGAACCGCCAACCTCACCAAGCCAGAGTCAGCAGACCTGCGCATCGATATTGAAAGACGTTTCGAGATTCAGCGGACCATGGCCGGCAACACCAAGCCTGTCCTGTCGCTGGAATTCGATGTCAGTGAGGTTGTTGTCTGGCAGATCGAAACCGGCATTTATAGCAGCGATAAGCCGTACAAGGTTGCGCCAGACGTAGAGGACGCTATTCGCCGTCGCCGGGCAATCTGGCATCTGGCGCGGGAAATGATGCAGGAATACCAACTTGAGGCGCTGGCCGAGAAGTACAGCATATCCGTTAACAGCGTGTGCAGACACGCCGCCCTGATTCGCAATGAGTGGATTCGGGCTCAGATTCGGAGACGAGCAGCATGAACATCCCAACAAACGACGACTTCCGCCGCCAGTGGGAAGCCCTGGATGAATGCGACAAAACCGGAATCGTGATCAGCGATCCTGAATTGATACGTGCGGCTGCGGATAAGGATGCGGCGGCAGAGATGGAGATGGGGAGTGATGGGGATGAGTGATAGAGAGGAATGGGTCAAGAAAGCAGCGCGGACAATGGGTCCGATGATGGATTCAGAAGACAAGTTCATTTATGCGTATCGAATTTATGATGCTGGCTTGGCAGCCCGCGAGCATGAGGTTGGGGAGGTTGTGGCGGAAATCAAACACATTAACCCCGGCGGTTACCCGGAGTTCGTAACCGCTGACGGCATCGAAAATCTACCCCACGGAACAAAGCTCTACACCCACCCGACCCGGTCTCAGGGAGTGCCGGAGGGGTTTTGCTTGGATGGCGGACACCGAACGCTGAAGGCCAATACCGGCAAGGACTGTAGTTGCCCGAAGTATGTTCGCCACCCTCACTGCGACCGCTATGAGACGAGAGGCTGCCTGCCGCCCAAGAATCCATGGCTCTCCACCCCCGCCGCGCCCCAGGCTGACGAGTGGGCTCCCTATTACGAGTACCCCCAGACTGGAAAGCCAGTGCTCGGCTATCACCCTGACTGGGTAGACGAAGACTTCTGTCCTGACGGCGTCCGGGAGTGCTTCACGTTTGGCGATGGAACAGAGTGGCAAAGCGCGCGATGGGACGGCTACTCAGACCTGTGGGTTGTAGAAGACGGAGCTCCGACGCTTTGGATTAAGCACCCGCAGCCGCCTGAACAGGGGGATGGTGTATGAGTGAGTTTACGCCATACGAACGTAAGTTGATGGATGAAATAACTGCCTTGGAGAAAAAACTGGAGCAAGCCGAGGCGCGGTATTCAGAGTTGGACGAGAGAGTTGGCGTGTTGTCTATGGCTATCGTCCACGAACTGACGGACAAACAGTACGACAAGATAGGCGATCCGTTTGCCGCCTTGCAAGATTGCCGCGCTCGCCACGGCCAGCAAGCCGCCGAAATCGAACATTCAAACCAAGGAACTACCCAATGAACGAATCAAATTCAAACCAAGGAAAGACTGACGCACAGTCATGGGAGAAGGCCCGTTTGTGGCACGAACTCAAAGAGTCCCAGGCTCGGGAAGGATTACTTGCCCATGCCGGCCATGAACTGCTCTATGAATTGGACCGCGAACTTGGCGGCGATATGCCGAAGAAAGTACGGCGGGCCTGCGACCAACTATCCGACGCCCTGCCAAGGGATTTGCGGCAACAGTTGGAGCCCGGCATGCCACCTTACGTGGAAGAGAAGATGGGCAGGCTGACCAAGATAATTATGGCGGTTGGATTTCCGATCATGCTGGGCCTGCTGGTTTGGGCTTATGCGGTTACTTTGGTGGATTGAGGGCAACCCATGAAACAGTCACGCCTTGGCTCGTTCTACGAGGCCCTGATAAACGTTCTGATTGGCTTCGGCATCGGCCTGGCCTCTCAGATTTTGGTATTCCCAATGGTGGGCATAGAGGTGTCGCTGTCTACCAATCTGGAGGTGGCCGCATGGTTTACAGTCATCAGCATTGCCCGCAGCTACGTGATCCGGCGCTGGTTTAACGACCGGCTTCACAGGGCTGCGCATCGAATGGCGGGAGGTGAGGGGTGAGCAAAACGGTAGAGCTTGATGTGTCCTGCTCCGTGGATGGGCGAACGTGGAACCTATACTCGTTCCAATATCGAACCCAAGACGGGCTTTTCTCTGGGCACCTTTACGCGGTTTCGTTTGAGCATGCCAGTTACGTGCTGGCCGAGCTCAAAGAAACGGCTGAGCTGGATGGCCAGATACTGGAGGCGGACAGAATATGAATTACGCGCAGGAGCAGCGGCTCAGGTTCATCGATTGCATGCTGGTCTATTACGGGCGCATTGGCCGAAAAGAAGTGTGCGATTTCTTTGCTGTGTCCGGGCCGACTGCAACGCGGGACTTCCGGCTGTATTCAGAGGTCGCGCCGGACAACTTGGTAATGGATAGGGCGAGCAAGGCATGGATTAAATCGGCCAGATTCAAGAGGGTTTACCAATGAACCACCAACCCAAAGGCTCCCAATGCACAGCCTGCAAACACAGAAACGGCCCATGCAGTCACCTGCCCTTTCACGATATGCCGGTGTGCAATGTGCTGCCGGATGGGACGAGGGTTGTGATCTGTCGGGAATTTGAGCGGAGGAATGCGAAGTGATCCTGAACAAAAGTGATACCTGCAGATACTGCGGTGGCGTAAAACTCATCCGCTGGGCTCTGGTGGATTATCGCCAAATGCCCTGGAGCGAGTGGCGGCCGCCCGGCGACATTCCCGCAAACAATGAGCTTCAGAGATCCGAAGCCATCAACTGTGCGTGTTGCGAGTGCGGTCTAGTCTACGACTTTGAATCTTTGCAAACGCCGGTTCAGCAATAGGAGCGGGAGGTATGAGCAATCTACATCCAGACAAAGGAATGAGGGGGCGGCCGCTGCAACGTGACTGCGTGCCAGCAGCCCGGGGCGTGGCACTTCAATAAGTCAACCAGGGCCTACTACTGCGAGAACTGCGCCCGCGAAATCAACTGGCCAGGTGGTAGGGCTGACTGCATGGAGCTCTACGGTGTGCCGATGCTCTGTGAATTGGATTGTTCGGACCTCTATCGGCGCCAAATAGCGGAATGCGACGACGAACTCATGCACAAGGTCTGGGACGGCACGCCCTGGATGATCGACGCATACACAGGCGGCATGGCTCGGGGCGATGAACGCTATCGAGAAATCATGGAGTGGTGCCGAGATCAATTCGGGCCAGAGGCATGGCCGATCCATGGCAAGCCGGGAGACTGGCATTGCGGCGGGGCCACGGTGATGGGCCGGACATGGATGGGATTCGCCACCAAAGAAATGATGGAAAAGTTTGCAGCGGCGTGGCCGGTGCCGGATGAGGTGATTAAGATATGAGCAGAATGGCGCTTAGCGACTGGAAAGATGAGAATTACCCTGGTGACCGCCCCACCCTGAGAACCTGCCAGAACTGGGCAAACCAAGGCCTGATTCCGGGCGCCGTGAAAGTCGGTGGGCTATGGTTTATTGATCTGGAAATTGAAAAGCAGGCCAACGGTAACAAAAGGATCGCAAGGATACTGGCAGCGTAATGGCACCACGGAAACGACTTCGGCGAAATGCAGATCTGCCCGACAACCTTTATCCGAACAAGGTTGGCGGCGTGGTCTATTACCGGTACAAGCGGCCCGACACCGGCACTTTTCACAGCCTGGGCACCGTGAAGGGCCAGGCCATTGCGGATGCCCGCCAACTCAACGCCGTACTCATGAAGCAGGCGGACCGCGTTGGTGAAGTGCTGGGAACTGCCGAACAGACGATGAGCCACCTGATCGGCCGGTACCGGAAGGAATATCTGCCGGAACAGAAGTTGGCCGACAGCACCATCCAGAATATTGGGTACCGCCTGGACCGGTTCAGCGAGGATCTGGGCGACTCCCTGGTCGAGAGTTTCGATGTGAAAACCGTGGCCGAATACCTGGATGAGAACTTTGTCCGGGACAGCTACATCAAGCACCGGAACCAGATGGTCGAGCTATTCCGGTTTGCGCAGATGAAGGGGCTGTACCCGTCCGATCTGGATAACCCGGCTGCCGTGACCTATCCGAAGTCGAACTATGAGAAGCAGCGGCAGCGGATGACCCTGGGTCAGTTCAAGGCCGTCCATGCCCTTGCCCCGGAATGGCTCAAGATCGCCATGGAGCTTTGCCTGGTGACCCTACAGGGCCGCGCCGAGGTAATCCGGATGCAGTTTTCCGACTATGACGACGACGCCAAAGCAATCGATGTGGTACGCCAGAAGGTGAAGAAGCACGAACACGCCTTCCTGCGGATCGAGAGCCCGCACCTTGCGGCCATCGTGTCGCGGGCCAGGCGATCAGGTATTGCCAGCCCCTACATTGTTCACCGGGCGCCAGAGCGGAAGAACAAGGCGAAGGACCGCAGTCACTGGAGCCAGTTGACCGCCAACCACTTCACCGAACAGTTCCGCAAGTACCGAGACGAAACCGGCCTGTTTGACGATGTGCCGCGGGAAAGCCGCCCAACGTTTCATGAGATCCGGTCCCTGGGCTCGTGGCTCTACAAGAAGCAGGGCTTCGACAACGAGAGCTATGTTCAGCCGTTGATGGCGCATGCCAGCGAGCAGATGACGGAGCATTACCAGAAGGGTCACGAACAGGAATGGGTGCACGTCCGGGCGGACCTGGACATCAGCCAGGTGCTACCGAAGTGA